CCTCATCGAGCATACACCCTCTCGTCAGCCCTTCGGTGGGCAACTCCATGTAATTTTTTGCTATCATATCTTTCTTGCATTTCTTGTTAAAAGATTATTTAAGAAACTCATGCGGGGGCTGCGCCTAACCGCGTTTTTTGAAAAGACATTGAGCCGAACCGCCATTGGATTTGCCTGAAATATCGACAGAAGAGCGTGCGTTCAAATACCGCGAGCCACAATGATTCCAAACAGGAATGCCGCAAATACGGATTCCTAATCGAACATGTTGACCTTCAATGGCATTGTAATAGTTTTCATTGTAATTAGCTCCAGAAACAAATGTGCTGATAGAACCTCCAATCATTTTATAGAATGGTGTATGAGGCACACGTTGTTTGAGATGTCCGCTTAGAGCGTTGTCCACACGTCCCACTTCCTCGTACTGACTCTCAAAGTCAAACATGCCGTTGTCATTCTTTCTAACAACGGCCTCCGAGTGCCACTTGCGTTGGTCTGTCTCAATATATAAAATTCGTTCTTCAGTACCTGCTTTTCCTGCCGATGTAGGCGAATGATAGATAGATACTTGCTCATAGCCACCTCCTGCGTAACAAAAGATGTCACCAGAGGTTGTCAGGCCGTCGATGATGCCTTGGCAAAGGTTAGCCTCCATCTTCCATGTCACGGCATTGCCGTTGGCATCATAACCCTGCCACTCTGCTGGAACCACCTTATACACGATGGCGTTCATGTATCCATCTGCCAATCCCTTGGCCTTTGAAGGAGTGATGTAGCGGTATTTCTGCCCATAGACATCAAACTCCGTGTTCTCCTGAACGCCAAGCTCAGTTGCAAACGAAAGAACGAGCTGCGCCTCCATCTCACGCCATTTCGGAAAATCATTGTTGAAAATCAGAGAAAAATTCGCATTAACCTTTGTTCCGTTAGCATCTTTATACATGAAATACGGTATATGCGACCATTTTTTATACGACCATTCGCCATCGTTGCCAGCCTTGACCCTGATGCCTCCATATTTCTTCCACGTCGCATTGTTGGTACAATCATTCTGGTCAGACACACCTGATGAGAAGAGCGTATCGGGATTGTTGATATAGTTGGTGCCATAAAGCAGTTCATGGGCAATGATGAAAGTGTTGTAGGCATGGAAGCCAGCCTCCGCAAATGGGTAGGGCTTCGTCTGATCCGCGTTGTTGTTACGCGCGTACTTCATGGATGTTACCTGCGACACATCGTTGACACGAGGGTAGCAGCCATTGTCGTAAAACATCTTCACACCGAAATCGGCATTGAAGCCGCCCTTGGTGTTGTTGTCGCCAGCGTTGTAGAGGAAGGGGAACGAGCGGAAGCGAATCTTACCGTCAGAACCCGTAACACTCGTGGCGTGGCAGGGAGCGAGGAGCGTAGGTGCGAGATAGCGAGGCTTGCATCCAGCCACCTCACGGTAGCTCTTACTGATGCCCTTATACATGAGGTCCTGCTCGCCCTCCTTCGTGGAGTATCCGTCAAGGAGATACGTACCGCTCGGATCTCCCACCATGATGGAGTAGTCCTTGATTGTCGTCTCCCATGGGCGAAGGATGCGCACGGCCTTGCCCGAAGCGTCATAGAGCTTCTGCGCCATGCCATACTGATTGTAGAACCGCTCGGCATCGAACTTGCCAGCGTCGCAATACTTCTCGGTGTGCTCGGCATCGAGATAGAGCTCCACGTCGCACTCGGCACGCATCTCCTCGGTGATGCCCACGGCAGGAGCAAACTTGCCATTGGCGTAGCGAAGCCAGTTGTTGCGCTTCAGCTCGTCGGCGGGCATGACCTCCATACCCTCCTTAGCCTCGGTGTGGTCAACGAGGAAGGGGCGGTACATGTCCTGCAACAGTTGGATGCTCGCATTGGTCTGAGGGTTCACGAGGTCAGGACTGGGCTGCGACGTGTCCTGCGAGGCGTAGTAGTAAGCGTCGGATGTGCCGCCAAGGTCGGCCACGGCCTGCTCCAACTTGCCAAGACGGTTGTTCTGCTGCTCATCGGTCTTCTCCAAGGCTGCAAGCTTCTCGGTCGTAGCAGTCTGCTCGGCAAGCGCCAGCGTCTTCTTCGCGCCGGTTCGGTCAGTCACCTCCAGCACGTTCTCGGCGGTGATGGTGGCGTTCACCTTCTCGGAAGCCGTTGCCGCGTCGTTGGCCTTTTGCGTTGCCGTGTTGGCGTTGGTGGTTGCCGTGATGGCCGCACCTGCCGCATCGGTGGCCTTCTTCGTGGCGGCATCGGCGTTGGTCTTGGCGGTGGTGGCGGCGGTGGCCGCGTCATTGGCGCTCTTGGCAGCCGTGGTGGCAGCCGTGGTGGCCTTCTCCGCTGCGGCCTTGATGTCTGCCATGCTGATGCACTTGTCCCAATAGTTGGTGTCGGTCAGAGGCTTGCCGACACAAGTGTTTGTCGTCTCGTCAACATTGGTGCAGATATACATTTCCGTGTTGTCGATAACGATGTAGTCGAGTAGGCGATAAGCCTTGGTCGCGTCATAGGCTGTTCCTGCCTTCTCGGGAATAATCTTGACCTGAACCTCCTCCGCGTTATTAGAAATAATAGTTTCTGCCATAATTCTATCTTATTTTTTGATGATTAAACTTTTTGAGCTTGGGTCAAAACGGACGTCGAAATTGGCGACCTTGGCGGCCTGCGCCGCATAGTCGCTTTCCGTACCCGTATAGCCGTTCTCCTTTGCCACCTCATAGGCACTCTTCCCTCGGAAGGAACGGCCTTCTATGCGGTAACAGGTCTTGTTTCCCTGCCCATCGTCACGAATGAGCAACAGGGTGTCGCCATCCTTGAGGTCGGCGGCCTCTGTGAGGGCCACGACGTTAATTGTGTTCAACGAATCTGCCATAGGGTCACTCCTTTCCTGTTCTGATGATTAACGATTTAGACGCATGATCAAAGCGAATGCTCACCTTAGCGTCGGCCACGGCCTGCTGGCAGTCCTTCACCGCTTGGTCGGTGGCAGCCTTGTTTTCCTTGGCCGCCTTGACGCGCTCGGCTTCGGCATCGTTTCGTGCCTGCTCGTCTAAGACGCGCTGCTGCTCCGAGGCAGCTCTCTTCTCCTCTGCTCTCACACGGGCGGTCTCGTTGGCTATGCGCTCCTCCTCCGATGTCTTACGTTCGGCCTCCTGACGGATGCGTGTCGCCTCGTCGGTCTTACGCATGTTCTCTGCCGACACACGCGACACCTCGGCATCGTTTCGCCCACTCTCAGCGACCTGGCGCTTTGACTCTGCTGTGCTGCGCCCTTCTTCGGCCAGCCCACGATCCTTCTCCGCTTGGATGCGCATGTTCTCAGCCGTCTGCACGGATTGGTTCAGGCGCATCCCCTCCTCGGCCACGGCCTTTGCACGGTCTGCCTGTGTGTTGGCGTTGGTTGCCGCCGTGGTGGCCTGCTCGGTGGCGGCATCGGCCTTGCGCAAGACCTCGCCAACCGTTGAGTCAACGTCGGCCAGCTTTTCGTCCACCTTGGCGATGGCGCTCTCGGCATCCTTGATCAGGCCACCAAGCGCCACGTCGGGAGCGAGGATGATGAGCGCCGTGTTCATCAGTACGCTGTCCTCGCCCTCCTGTGGCGTGAATGCCGTGTCGCCAGAAGCGTTGTTGTCTACGATGCTAAACTGCTCATACTCGTTGCTTCGCCAGTCGTTGCCCAAGAACTTGCCCTTCACCTCCAAGGCGTAAATGCCACGAGGGATAGCGTCGCCCTCCACACGCGCATTGATGATGTGGTCGTCGGAAACGTCGATGGAGAAAGGCAGGGAGATACGGCGGTAGCTGCTCACCACGTTCACCACAATGTCGGTGCATCCCGGCAATGGGAAGGGCACCGCCTCCCCATTTACCATGCGGCTCACAGGGATGCGAAGCGTGAAATCGTTGCCTTTTACTATTTTCTTCATACTTTATAGGATTTTATGCTTGTTATTGAACAGAAAGGTATGGCGCTTCGTTTGCCGATAGCGTGACGACGACCGTCTGGGCGGCGAGACCGTCAACGTAACCATCGCTCAGTTGGCGAGGCCCGAAGAAAGCGTCACGGTACTTGTCGATAGAACCCACTCCGAAATTCTGCCCACCTGTTATCTCCTGCTCGAAATAGCCCTCATAGCCATTATATGCGCTATCAGCCGGACGGATAGAGATGAGCTTGTCGAGCCAGTCGATGTTGCTGCCGCCCACAATATACCAAGCGAGGTAGGGCACGGCGGTATTGGTTCCTGTCTTCCACATGGTGATAACCGACACAAGCTCTATCTCCTGACCGGGCAGGAGCGCAATCCATCGGCCACGGCGACCGTTGAGGAAGCATCCACCCTTGAACCACTCAGCGGTGGCCGAAGCCCCGTTGTCATCCTGACCGTCGGGCGTAATGGTGGGGGTGGCATACTTGTAGTTGTCGAGGGCGAGCAGTCGGGGGTCGGTGCAAATGTAGGCAGCCGCATTGGCTATGTTCTGCCGCAAGGCCGTGTAGTTGTTGTTGGCGTTGCCCCAGCTTGCGCTCTTCGCCCACATACCATAAGCGAGCGAGAAACCGTTACGGATGAGCACATGCGTGCCCGAACGACGGTAGGCAGGGATAGTGATGCCACAACCGAGGTCAACGGCATCGTACATAGGAAGCGTCACCAAGGCAGGCGATGGATTTATCCCTGTTGCGCCCAAGGCCGACGGGTCGGCGGTCTGTATTTGTAGGCTCTTGATGGTCGTCATGTCGATGGGAGCGAATACTCCACCATCGGTAGTCATGAGGTTCTTCTTTGTGTTCACCAACTCGCCCACGTCGTTGGGCGACCAAAGCGTGCCGTCCATATCCACATAACTCGTGGAGTCGGTAATGATGCCCTGAACCGTCAGGTCGCCCGTGACCATGGTCTTCTCGGCATCGAGCGTGATGCGCCCATTGGTGATGTCGATACCAGTACGGCGCAACTTCTTTGATATGTCCTCGTCCTCGATATAGTCGGCCTGTGCGTCTGTGTACTCGGTCATGGCCGCACACGCCTCCAGCTTCGGGCGGCGGAACTGCGCACGGATGCTGTTGCCCGTGCCATTGCCTCCAAACACACCGATGTTGAAATTCTTTCCCGTCGAGTCGGTCCAGTCCACCGACAGACGGAAATGCACCCACACACGCTGCCAGTCGCCAGAGGGCTTGATCTCCAAGTAGCCGCTCTCGGTGGCGTTGCCGTTCTCCTTCGAGTAGATGGAGACCTTGCCCGAGTAAAGCTCCGAATAGAGCACCTTGCGAACGAACGACACGAAGGCGCAACCATCGTCCTTGCCGTCGATGCGACGAACATCGAACGAGAGCACATAGTCGGTGTTGGCCTTCAGGTAGCCCTGCACCACAATGGCGAGCTGCGTCTTGGTGGCCTGCGCGTCGCGCTCCACCGTCGCCACACCATCCTCGCCCTTGATTACCGTGCCATAAAGGCCAGCGATGCTTGCCGTAGAGCCATCCTGCGCAAGGGCGGCGGCGGTCTTCGTGAGCGCAAGGCTACCCACGATACGGTTGCCCATAATGTAACCGTAGTCGGCAGGGGCAAGCGTCCAACCGTTACTCTCCGTGCCCTCCTCCATCATAGGCTGACAGAGCGAGAAAGCGCCTGTTGAGCCAAGGCAGAATATGACGTTCACCCTTGTTGTGGTGGCCTGCAAGGTGACAGTAACCGCCTTCTTGCGCCAAGTGCCCTTTGGATCGGCATCGGCATCAAGCGCCGTGAAAGAGTTGTTCTTGGCAATCGTCGTGCCGTTGCCAGCATACTCATGCACGATGATGGAGCATCGGTCGCCGAAGGTGTCGCTCATGCGTTTGAGCCAAGCGGAAATGACATAGGTCTTGCCACCCGTAACAGGCACGTCGGCCCACCTCACGCCAGCATAGCTGTTGCCGATGGCCGTTTGCTCGATGAACAGGGAGTTGCAACCGGCAAAGCCATCGTAGGTGCGTATCTTTAGGTTGTTCTCCGTGAAGGCCGTGCCGTTGGGCGCATAGCCGTAGCCCTGGCGGTGGAAATCGGAACCCAAGAGCATATTGCGGCCTGTTCGCACGGCCTCCGAGCTCACCTCGACAGAAATCTCACGTGCGGTTTGCTTAATCTCCGAGGTGTACTTGGTGAGGTCGTCGTTGCTCTTGATAGGCACGCCATTAAGCGTAGTCTGCAAGTTCGTCACATCCTTGGCGGTTTGCGCCTGCTTGTTGGAGAGTTCGGTGTACTTGGTGCTCAGCTCCGTGTTGTTTGAGCTAACCATGCCCGTGAATTTCGCTACGTTGACGAGGAACGGCACCTGCTGCACATAAGCCTTGCCATCATAGGTGAGTTGCACGGCGACATATCCGCTCGTCACGCTCACACCACCATCCTTCTTGATGTAGCGGCCTTCAAGTGTCACCTCGAAATGGTCGGAAAACTTCGTCACACTTGCGCCAGAGCATCCCTGTTGGTCAACGATGCCTGCGATAGGCTGGGTGCTGACATTCACCCCACCACGGTAGACGTAAATCTTTGCGGTCTTGCTCGTGCCGGTGGGCACAACTCCATCGGTTGCCGTGTCGAACACCATGGGCGCATCCTTAATGACAAACTCCACGGCATCCTTGCCGTTGGTGCCTGGATCGCCATTCTGCCCATCCTTGCCCTTATGCGAAACAGAATAGCTTGTTACCGGGTGCTCTCCCAAACTATCCTTGTAGGTCACAAGCGTGCGCGTCCAAAGGTAAGGCTTCTCGTTTGTTGCCTCGATGATGTTGGAGCTCCACACAGACGGATGATTGATGCCGTCTGCGCTGATGGCATACGTCACGCTCTTGCTACTGATGGTTACGTCGTCGCCCTTGACGTAGGTCCATTTGTAGTCGCTCCAATTTATAGAGGCTTTCTCGTTTGCGTCTACAAGCGTTCCGATGTATGGATAGGCTGCGCCATTCGGATTATCAACGGTAAACCCTGTTCCATCGGCTGCTTTCATCCATGCGGTATGAATGTAATATTGGGTAGCCGATTTGCCATCCTCGCCCTTGATGCGTCCCATGTTGGTGAATCCGTTATGGTTCTCGGCATCCTCCTTGCTCGTGCCTGTATAAGCCCACAGGTCGCCAGCTATGATGTAGCTCTCGTTCTCCTTGCCCGTTGTGGGCAGCTGGTCAACGCTATCAAGCGAGCCTTTGATGGTTACGCTTGTGCCATTCTTACCATTCTCGCCATCCGACAAGACAGGGATGCTGAGAGTGGCAAGCGTATCGCCACCGCTCTTATCCTTCGCCTTGACGGAAACAGAGGCAAGCGCATAAAAACTCACGCCAATGTCGGACAGGCGCTTGATGGGCACATCAGCCTTAGTTGCTCCGTCGGTCGTAGTGTAGTCGGCAAAGAGATTGACGGTGGCCGTGACATCCTCCGTCTTGTTGCCCATCCGTTTTGTGACGGTAAAGGTCATGTCGGTGGGCGTGGCCGTTTGCGTGGTAGGCTTGCGAATGATGAAATCGGCGCTCGCATTTATCTCATACGAAACCGTGATGGGGTCGATGATGTTGTTGGGGTCGTCGTCGGTGAAGAACTTGAAATTGTTGGCGTTCTTCAAGACCAGCTCAGGCGAGTCAAGTGATGTGAGCGTCTTCCACTGATATGGATTGACCCCACCGCCCACCTTATAGGGCGCTCCCATGTTGTGGTACATGGCTATGGAGGGAGCGTTGGCAGCATCAACACCATCCTCCACAGAGGTAGTGAGCTTAATGAGGTTGCCATACTTGCCCCATTGCACCTGATCGCCTGCCTGCACGATGACATCGTAGGGCAGGGGAGCGTCTGGCTCTCCACCATCTGCGGAAGGCTCATAGCCGTAGAACACACGGGAGGCGATGGCCGTTCCCGACTCGTCGTTGGTCAGTCCCTCATAGTCGGCCACCACGGTAGCGAAGCTCTCCATGCCGCCTTTAGAACCAACCTCGATGGCCACATTGCCGAACACCAAGGGGTGGCCGTTCCATCCTATGACCTGCGTAGAGCCCACGGGAACCACGGCCTCGTTGCCGACGAATGTCTTTTTGTTGGAGAGAATGACGTAATCGTATAGCTTGCCATCGTTTAGCGTCTCCTGACCAACGCCCACCACCAATCGCCAATAGTAGCGGTTGGCAAGGTTGGCCGTGTCGCCAGCCTTGACGTTGAAAGTCTGGCACAAGGCCATCATGCCAGGATGCCACCAATTCATCGTCTTGGTCGTGCCGTCGTCTGCCAGGGCGTAACACTTGTAGGCTATCACGACCTTGCTCTCGTTGAGCACATCCACAACCTTCATGATGGTGCTGCCCGCGTTGGAGAAGAGCGTTGTGCCGCCCGAATAGCTCACCTTGCGCACCTCGGCAGAGGCCGCAAAGAACTTGGTGCGGGCCGTGAGGTAGTCGATGTAAAGATGGCTCTTGCCATCCTCGCCCATATAGAGGTCGAAGCCCTGCGCCCCCACGATGACACGATCGGCTGGCGTTGACTTCGCGTCATGCACACGGTCAACCACCACGTCGGTCAGCGTGGTGTTGCCGGTCACACCGAGGTCGCCTCCGATGGTGGCGTTGCCATCCATCCGCACATTGCCGCGAAGGATAGTGTTGCCAAAAACATCCGCAAGACCTCGCACCTGCAAGTCTTTCATCGACAAGTTGAACTCGGTAGAATCGTCATGGCGCTTCGACAAGGCATTATCGTCAACATACTTAGGCGTAACTATCCGGTCTTCAGAATCAACAGGTGTTGCGCTGTTGGCAATACCGCCCAATTCGCCCTGCCCTTCAAACGCTATGCTACCGCCCTTGACTACGGTCAGAACCTGGGCATAAAGAGTACGGAATTTCGTTCCGGCCTTCATGGTGAGATCCTTGAGGAACGTCACCAGTTGGCTCACTTGGCTATACTCGTACCAAGCAGTATCGGTAGGCCCCGCCGCCAAGGCTTCGTCGGAAGACAAATACCCCGTAACGACATCGGCCTTCCAATCGCGCTTCTCCGTACCGTTATCGCCCGATGATGTCAGGACACCTTGCAAAAAGATGTAGTAAAATCTCTCGTCACCAACCTGCTCGTCCGCATGATTCTTTCCATAAACGTCAATTTCCTCAGAGGGGAACACCACCCATGCTGTCGTGGCGCTATTCAGATCACGCGGGATGGCCGCATAAATATATTTTTCGGAATGCGTATTAAAGACCGTAGGTGCGGCCTGCAATGGCCATCGACGGTAGTTGTGCCCCGCATCATAACCAATGATGCCCTTAACGTACACAAGTATCTGGGCACCGCTTACACACGATGCCTGTATAAAATTGGGATTATTCAGGGCATTCAGTTCGATATAGAGTGCCGAGGGAGAAATCCAGTAATCTTTTGGTGTTGCTTGTGTTGTCATTTATTCGTTTTATCTAATAGCGAAATTACAACAAACAACTTTTTTCATACGGACATAGTTGGAAACACAAACGGCCCCAAGGAACCCAAAACATTCCTTGAGGCCATAAGATTTATTGATATATGGAAAAGAATGTTATCCTTTCACGTTGCCATAGATGCCAAACTTTGCCGAAAAAGACAAGGAGTACATAGCGCTTTGCGTATGATCAACAAAAGCTATTTCATCATCCGTCTCGATCGTGCAAGGCAAATAGCGGTTGCCGACCAAAATCCAAACGTGTTCGCTCATGAAGAACTCGTGCAAATACCACCGCAGCCAATCCTCATTCAATGGGTCGGTCTCAAACGTCCACGTTTCTTGATTTCCCGACTTCTTCACAAGGGCGCGTGAAAAACGCGCAAAAGATTCCTTTACGGTCCTTATATAGGAAGATGATGATATGGCGAGCTTTTCCCCATGCGCTTTCGGGACGCTAACGCTCTCTAATACACCAAATGAATTGATAAAGCGGAAAACGTCACGGTATTGTCCTTCGGTGGCCGGCATGGCGTAAACAGACTGGCCTCCCAAAATTTGTTGGCCTTCATTAGTGATAACCGTCACTTTCGACTCGGGAGCCACAAGCGATTCACTCCCCTCAATGGTTTGTGGCGACACATAAGACGACGTATAGGCAAAAGGCTCACCTACACTTACCAAGTGTGGTGATGATGTGGGTTTGGTTGACAAGCGAGTCACACCTTTGGTTTCGCCCGCCGACAAACGCTCTATGTCAGAAAAGGCTCCAAACAAGGTGCAAAGGTATTTGTCGGCAACAGGATAGGTAATGGGTTCTGTGGAATGGACCTCACCATTCAGCATATACTCATCGTATGTGCTGACACGAAACTTCACCATGGGATAAACCGTGGGCTCGGATGTGTAAACGTAAGCATCACGGAGGGTACGCAAGGCCGACGAAACATCCACCTCGACAGTCGTTCCCGATTTCTCTTCCAGGACAGGCTCAAACATCTTGATGGTCTCAAAGTTTCCACCCGTCATGCCACATTTCACTTCCACCACAACACGATGAAACGATGGAGGCGTATCAAGGATGGTTGGTGTTATCTCAAACGTAATAGGGGTCCCGTTAAAGATTGAACCCGATTTTAGTGCAATTCTCGAAGCCATAAAAACAAATTGTTCGTTGATTTATAAACTGTAAATTTCAAGTTCTACCTTTCCCAAGCCATCCTTTGCCGACACCTCCGCGTTTACCTTGTCAATAAGGAATTTCTTCCCATCAAGGGTCCACCATTCACGCCAATGGTTCTGAATGTCGGCTATTTGGGCAACAGAGGTGAAACACGTCACATAGTATTTCTTGCGATGGAGCAAGAAATAGATGTAATCAATCAGGAACGTGTCTACCCATCCCCTGTTTTTGATAAGCGGATCGCTCACCACAAGGGGTGCGCTCGCCCATTCGGGCTGCACCCATGCACGTGGTTTCAAGGAGAAACGCTCCTCGTTGCCTGTGCCGTTATAGTCGTACCCATGTGCATAGTTGTCAACCGAATCGGTGGTAAGGGCATACTTCCCAACCGTTGTGCGCCATTTGGAGTTACCAAAGCCATCATAGTCGTAATCATAAGCTTCATGGCCCGAATCCACTCCACCTCCACGCATGATGGCGACTGACAGCCCCCAGTCGTGATTTTGCAAGGGCGAGTTGCCATCATCGGTAGAAGATGGATCGTAACTCTCACGAAGCGACAACACCTCGGTAACGTAGAAGTCAGCCACAGCCGAAGATATGGTGTTCTTCACATATTGTTTAACAAACTCATGCTCCATATCCTCGTCGAAGAGTGCGACCATCTGCGTCTCCGCATAACCACCATTGATTTCCGTAGCCATATTTCCCTCTATTACGCCTTCTGTGGGCTGCACGGCTGCATCGTTATAAAAGACCTTGCCCGAACTTGCCGACAAAGCCTTACGATAGTTGGCATCGACCATGCCTACGGGGACAAACGACGATTTTATCTCATAAACAAAATCCTCGTTAAGCGTGGAGCAATCGCCTACCTCCACACCTTTCAACGCTCCCACCTCAAACAAGCGAGGCTTCATGTCGCCTGCGTTGGTGAAATCCTTGTCGATCTTCACACGATACTTGTTGCCCGTCTGCAAGTCAACAAACAGGTTCATCTGGCAATTTTTCACGTTATGAATAATGTCCTTGTAGGTGAGATTGGTGATGGTACGGTCTTTCCGATAGTCGATATAATCGTAATCGGTATTGTAGTCTTTCACGTTGTTCTTCACGTTGTCGCGTTGCTCCTTCGCATCGCTCTCTGCCGAATAGCACGCCCTAACACCCGTAATCTTCTCCGTGACAGGCACCATAGAAAGCAACTGGGCATGAAGGGGGCGTGGGGTAGGGTTCTGCTTGCGAAACACGTCACGGATGAGATAGGCCGTGACCTTGCGCCGCTCGTAGTCGTAATAAAACTTAATGCCAAACTGCTGCTCCAAAGAATCAATCACGTCCGACACCGACTCGGCAGGAAAATTCTCGCCATTGGCATACATACGGAAGATGCTGGCGCTCATTTGCGCTCCGTTGATGGATGTTTTTGTGGTGATGCTCGCCACGCCTTTCTCTCCAACCGTCTCAGTGGTCGCCGTATCGCTCTTCATCTCAATGAGCTTGCAGGTCCGATAGGTCTTGTTGGGGAAACGGGGGTCTTCCACTTCCTCAAACGTAAAGGTCACGGGGTAATAGCTTATTTGCTGCACGCTCTTATCCTTCGGATTTTCGAGTTTCAAATTGCCGCCACACCCACGAGAGTCGAGCCATTTGTTTACATCCTCAAAAAGCGTATTGATGTTTTTCTCGCCCGTGACCACCTTCTGAAAGAAGCCCAACTTCACATCATCGGTAGTCTTCAGCCCGGCTTTCACGGCTTCATCATTTTTGTCATACTTGGAGCCGTAGTAAAGAGGCTCTATGTCGTAAGCGCACTTCGTTGTAAAAAAGCACAAACGGTTCATGTCGCCAATGGCCGTAAGCGCCGATTTGTCGAACTGCACACCGAGGTATTCAAAGAGGCAATCGAGGAAAAACAAAACGTAGAAGCAGATGCCCGATTGTGGGCGGTTGGCATCCAATACCCATATCGGGCCACGGTCCTCATACATTTCCTTGTTTTCCGCCGAATCTCCACCGCGCTCCGTTGCCGACTCTACCACTTTATCCGATGTCGTTCCATCTTCGCTAATGTCGTAATGCTTATAACACACCCTGGCGTTGCAATAGGGTTTCAAGGGGTAAGGATCCGATACATTGATGTAAGAGGTTGTGACCTTGGGCACCTTCACGTTGTTACCATTGGGGTAAGCGAAGGTCTTGTCTAAAACGGCCTTGTGCAACGTCCCTGTTTCCTCGCATTGGGCAGGATAGGAAAAGCCCAACGCTTGCGGCGATATTGTAGACGAAACCTTATTGGTTCCCACCGATCCTTGTTTCTTACTGCCTTTCTTTCCCGAATACTTGATAACCACATCGGTCTTGTAATCAACCTGCACATTCACCTCGTCGATCTTCTCGCCTATCAAGAGCTGGTCATGATAGCGTGTGGGTATAGGCACCTCATTGCATTTGAGGTCGCCTATGAGGTCAGAGAACGATTGCGTGCTTGCGTCGATATTGAGAGAGAGGGCATCTTCTATCCGTTCATCTTCCTGGATAATGGCTGTGCCCGACGCAAGGGGCACTCCGTCGGCGATGATTTGCATGGGCGTATGCTCGTAGCTCACTGGGCGTATGTCGCTACTCACGTCGTCAACATTCTTCAATATATGCCGATTGCCTTCCATGGGCAACTCTACCGGATAGGAGAACATCTCAACATCGTTGAAGAGTGGGTTCTTCAACTCGATGCTGATCGACGCGTCTTCCTTTAAGGTAAGAGGCTTGCCATTGGCGAGCATTGTCAATTTGCTGTTCATGCTGTTTTAACGAATTTGAAAAATGAAAAACAAAATTGAAAATTGTTACTCAATGATGCGGGCGTTGCCATGGAGCGTAATGTTGCGGATGGAAGGCGAATACACCTTTGTGTCGCCGCTCGCCTCTATCTTGCGATAGCCGGAAGCGTGAACCTCTCCTCCATGCGCCTCGCAAGTAACGTTCTCGTGAACCCAAACCCGCACCGACGACCACAAACGCGAGGAGTCATAAGCCAGCACTTGGCCCTTGCTGATATGGCCATAGGTGTGTTGCTTCAAGATGATGTAAGCGTCATCGCTCTTCTCGCTATACACCTGACTATGGCCCCACGCCCACACATTGGCTGCTCCCAAGACATAACACTTGGCGTAATCGAACACTTGAACAACGCTATCCGTATCGGTCACAATCACCAAGACAAATTCGGGTGCATCCGTTGGGCACTCATTCACGTAAATGCCGGCTTTGTTCATTTCCCGCTTCAGGGATGGGTACAATTCGGGCAACCGCTCATTGAGGATGTCTGAATATTTGCTCTCAACAAGATCTTCCCAGTTGGCCCGCCATACAGCCATAAGCTGACTAACGTTCTCGGCGGCGAGCATGGCCCGATAGCCTTCGACGCAAGCGTGGCGGTCGTGGCAGGCTTGGGTGCAAGCGGCCTTTAATGTTTCAAATGGAGTCATGATTTGTCTTTTTAGTGTTGGTTGCTTCTTCTTTTGTTTTCTCCAACAGCGCATCAAAGCCTTTCAGCTCGTCCTCGCTAACGATGTCGGCATATTGCTTGCGAAGGGTGGCTATGCGCTCGGTCATGCCCTTCACTCGTGCCTTGGTGGACGGCTTATCCTTGCGGCAGATATACTTGATGAACGCATCGGCCTCTGCCTTGTGCTTGGCACGGCGGTCGCGCTCGGCTTTCACCTCTGGGCGGTCGGCGGCTATACGCTCGGCCACCTGCGTGGCAAATAGCGGGTCACGACTTAGCGCCTTCTCATAGAAAGGCCGAAACTGCGTGCGAAGGTTCTGAGGCGATATGTTGAATTTCTGCTCAACAAAAGCGATATACTCCGGGTCGCCGGTCTTGGGGGATAGGCGCAAGTAAATCTCGCCAATCTCACGGTCTACGGCAATATAGATGTTAGGCAATATGTCGCTTTCTATCTTCGCCGCCCTGGTGGAAAGCTCGGCTATCTCTTCATCTTTATAGAGGACAACCTTGCCACCTTCAAAACATTTCTCGTTGGCTTCGGCCATGGTCTTTGCCCTTTCTGAAAGAGAAGACATCTCGTTGCGAAGCGAGCGCACCTCGTTGACCCGCTCCTGCAAAGGTTTCGACAGGAATGGGCGTAGCTGCATGAGGTTGGGCATGGTGGCCGCTATGCTCTCGCCGTTGGGGTTGGCCACGATGCCTCCATAGGTAAGTGGCTGCAAAGTTAGGTCGGGCTGTAGGTCGGGAAAGAGCGAGCGGCGTGTTTCCTCCAACACCTTTTCCTTTTGCGCCTCGTTATATGCGGCTTGCTCCTCTCGTGAGGGACGACCCACGTGACGCTTGGAGGTGGTTACGGCGGTCGTTGGCATGGTTTGCAGGTAGGTGAGGAGCTGGCGCACACGACGATGATAATCACGGAAACGGCGGCTCTCCTTTACGAACGATGCTGCTCGTGACGTATGCTCCAAGAGCTCCAAGCCCCGTTCAAAAGCCTCTCGTTGCTCGGTGGTGAGCATGCGTGAGGACATGGCGGGCAACAATATGCGAATAATATCTTCCATAAGCGCAATAAGCATTAGTACAACAAAGGTGAAACAAACATCTTGCTGCCGGGTTGGTTATTTTGGTAGCCTTGCTCCTCGTTTGTGCTTGTCGAGGAAGGCGTATTGTTGGCGGCTGGAGCATTCTCGGCCTTGCGCTTTTCCATGAGCCTCATGATGGAGGCCCGTAGGGAAATGGATTCGTCGTGGGCACGTTGGCGACGGGTCTTGTCAATGGTCAGAACAGAGGTACGCTCCTCAAGGTAGGCCACCATCAACCTACGGGTCTTGCGAAGAAGCAGTTCGTCGGATGCGTCGGTCGAGGTCAGCAAATGTTTGAGGGTGTCCTCACCTATTGCATCGGCAATATATTCCTCCTGGATGTAGTGGAGGTCGGGCAAGAGGCGAATGAATTTCTCACGACTCTCGTAGATGTCGAGATAGTGCTGAAGGTCGGTACATGTGGCGATGAGGAGGTCGTGGTGAAGGTAGTAATAGGTGCTCTCTTTCCATAGATTTGTGATTTCCTCAACCTCGGCCTTTTGTACGCTTTCGTCCGTTTTCGGTACACTATTGTCGGTATTCGGTACGCTTTCGGTTGTTTTCTGTACGTCAGAATCCTGTTTCTTAACACAATCCTTTGCCCAATCTTCGAGCATTACAAGCAGTTGGTTGAGCGACGCCATGGCCTCTCGTTTGTAGCCCTGCACGCCCTTGTCGAGAAGGTCTTTCGACACATTCTCGTAGTCGTTGCTCGACGCTACGTTTACGCCCACTCCGTTAATGGATATGGCCTGCTGATAGGCAAAACGGGCGAGTGCATCGAATACCACCATTCGTTGTGCGTAGAGCAAGAGCTGCTGCCAAGGATGACGGGTGTGCTCACCATTGCAGACCGACAAGTAAAAGTCTTCGGGCGAAATGGTGAGGTAAAACTCGCACAAGCGATCGTAAAGGCTGTTGCCCAACTTATCGCGCAAAAAGTCTTTCTCGCTGTTGTCGAGTATGCCTTGAAGAGAACTTATCTCGTCGATGGCGTTGCTGGGGATATGAAGCCGAAGCTCCTGTGTAGTTGAAATGATCATAAGCTATGTTTTTTACTACGAATTACACGATTTTCACAAGTTGTCAGAACAGCGTGAGCTGCGCTTGCTCCTGCTTGATGCGCTTGCAAGCCTTGTCGTAATACTCCTTGTTGAGCTCAAAGCCGATGAAGTTGCGCTTCTCGCGGATGGCTGCAATGGCGGTGGTCCCGCTGCCCATACAGTTGTCTAAGATGGTGTCGCCCTCGTTGGAGTAGGTGCGGATGAGGTACTGAATAAGAGCTGCCGGCTTTTGCGTAGGGTGCATGTCCCTTTCCTTTTCCTTGTCGAAGAAGAGCACAGATATGGGGTATTTCTCAGTGGTCATTTCCTTTGAGTAAACCTCGTTGTTATAACGTCCATAACAAACATTACCTTTCGGCTTACCATGCTTATGCCCTCTCGAATGGTTGGGAAAACCTGGGCGCATTTGCGGATTAAACGTTGGCAAAGCTCGATAGAACACGGCTATGTCCTCATGGCATCGCATAGGCATCCGCTTTGCGTTCAAAAAGCCTGTAGGTCTGTCCTTTTGCCATATCAGGTTATAACGCCAGTTCTTAGGCTCGGCCATCATGAGCTTTGCTGTAAACATTCCTTGGCAGAAAAGGATGATGGGCGCATTCTCTTTTGCAACACGCCAATATTCCTTGAAAAGAGGCTCTATGTGGATCATGCAATCCCATTGGGCTTTTTCGTTGCCTCTGTTCAAAACCTCATACGGCAAGTCGCAGATAATACAATCTACGCTCCCGTCAGGAATCTTCTTCATCCCTGACAGGCAATCTTCGTTGTATATCTTGTTTAGCTCTATCATGCCCTACGCTTTCCTTGTTACACATCCTGCTTCGCCACCCCCGTCTTCGAGTTATCCAGCGTAGTGAGCACTTCACGGTCGATTTGCCACACCAGGTGCGAGTCCCAGTTGTTCCTACGCGTTATCACCTCCAAAGGCCGAAGCATGAGTTGCTGCATGGGCGCGAACTGGATTTGCTTTACCAAGAAACGCTCACGGAGGTCGGTGCCGCCCGATGATGTGGCGTCGCCGGGTGTGTTGCCAATGAGCTTCGAGTCCAAGCCCATGGCAAAGAAGATGATAGACGAAATTTCCTGAAGCTCGGTCTTCTCGGCTTGCGCTTGCGAGTTGGCCTTGGTCTCAATCTCCACAATCTCCCAAGCCTTATGCTCCTTACCGTCCAAACCGGTGAACACGGCAGAGATAAGAGGCTGGCCTGCGTTTCTCCGGTCAGAGAGCCAACGGTTGATGTCTTCAAAAACCTCTTGTTGCAACTGCTGAATGGTCTTTTTATTCTCCTCGTCCTTCTGTTGCTGATCAAGTCGCGTGAGATATTCCTGATGGATGTAGATAACAAATCCAATGGTGTTCGAGTTGCGCTTGCGAGTCAGGCGGTCGTCCACGATGGTGAAGGCATACTCAAAAATGCTGCCCGCAAAGATGCTATGCCAAAGGGCATCAGCATAATATGGGCCTCCAAAATCGCGTGGCGACATGATGAAGCGGGTGGGGCGGTTCTTCTTGCTCACACGTTGTTGGCGGGCCTCGCGCACACGGCGGTCGAGGTCTTTCACGGCGGTATCGGCTGCCAGGTAGGGCACGGCAGCTATGCGCATATCCTCTGCCGACAGAGTGGCGCGGGTCTGCGACGAGTCGAGCCATTGGTTAGAGGTGTAGGCATAGTTGATGCGGTATTGGCTATCCATGCGCTCCAACCGTGTGGTGAAGATGCTACGATGCTTTAGACCAATGGCTTTCGGGTCCCATTGTGAGGTGGGGATGGGATGGCCGTCGGCATCCAGTTGCCGTTGGTTGAGTTGTATCTCACAGAAACATTGCGACATGAGCGCCATATCTCCTGCCATATCGAGGTAGGTCTTCATCAAGTCGTTGTTGCCAAGAAACACCTGCAGCTCCTTGTTGGTCTGCTCCCATGTGTCGAGGGCTCCCTTGAGAGCCTTCATCTCGTCGGAGTCTTCCCTCGGCTGATTCTGCAAGAAATTATCGAGCGGGTCGTCTGTAGCGTTATTGTTCTGCTGTGCGGCTTGCTCCTGCGCCTTGAGGTCGGCTATCTGTCCGCGGAGCAATGCGCCAGCCGAGGCGAAAGAGATGTATTTCTCGGTGATGTTTCCTCCCACATACTGGGTGTAGTGGTATTTGGGAGAAGGGCCACGGCCAACGAGAATCTTCTTGACAAACTCAATTCCGGCGGCGGTGAATGGCGACATCTTCGAGAGAAGGTATATCATGTTGGGCAGACGGTTGCCCAGTCCCCATTCCATGAAGCCAAGCCCAGGTGTGCCCACACCCTGCGGCACGGCTTTATTCTCACCACCGCTTGAAGCGAAGATGGTGGATATTTCGTTCCGTGCGCCGTCTGCGCTGGCCTGCCCACTTTGCGACATGAGCATGGAATGGGCATAGTCGCCCCATGAGAAGGTCTTGCTTCCATCGCCATTACGGATGCCGAACGCCCCAGGGCGCACGGCCACAAAACCTTCCGCTTTCAACTCCTCACTACGTTGTTGGAGCTCATTGATGGTTGATACTTTAGTCATCTTATCTGTTGTGTTGTGAAAAGATATGGGAAACGTCTGCGACACAAGCGAGAACCACCCACTTTTGATACAACAAAGATAGGGGAGTTTTTTTATGTGGGGCGGACATGGATCATCCTCGGCGGCTTTCTTTTACATCGGATGAAACAGATGAAACGGATGGGGAGTTGTCCGCTTGCTTGTATCTGCATCCGCTTAAATTCGTTCAATCCGATGTGAATTAAAAAGCCCTGCTATCCTCACGGACAACAGAGCTTGACAAATTCAAATTTTCAATGTGTTAACCAATCATTCAGTCGTATGTATATGATAAGCGTTGTGTCTGCCTACATGTTGTAGTCGCACATTTGGTTGGCAGGGCACAACTCGTAGTTCTCCACGTTCTCAATCACCATATCCTCGCCATTGAACTGCTTGATAATGATTTTGCTGTTCTGCGGGTCAGGGTGCACGCTACGGATATTGTTGTTAGAGATCCATATCGGATAGTTGCTATCTTGGGTATAAACCGCGAGATACCAAGGCCCGGTCTTGTACTGATCCATCACCAATGCTATCTTGGAGTTAAGAAGCGAGGAAACCTTGTCGATGGTTTTCTCCATGAGCTCCTCCTTGCCCTTCCGTCCAAACCTGTTGAGCCAAGCGGCGAAGATGGAAAACAGCAGGATGATGAGAATCACGATGAGTGTAGAAAAAATGAAATTCATAATTGTTTTTGTTTAATTGTTATTGTTTATACTAATTTTTATAATTGTTGGTTACTACCCATACGCTCAATCCGATGTTGAGCAAGAGCATGATGATAATGATGGCCCAATACTCCTTGTCGCTCAGTTCTACCGAAAGATACTTGAAGTCGGAAAACTCCTTTCGTTTCCACTCCTTCTGCACAATCGGTTCGATGTACGAGGCGAAGGCGCAGAGGTCGATCCGGTGCGAGAGAAACCAGTCGCGGCTCTTCACGGCAAGCACGGGCGAGTCACACCAAGAGAAGGCATCGCTCCACACCACGCGGTTACGGCTGTCAAGACCTACGCACGCCACAAGCTCGTTTTTGTTGCCTCCCTGCCAATAGGAGCGTTGTCGGTCGGCAATGGATAGCGGCTTGTTGCGATAGAAAAGTAGATAGAGGCGAAACTCCTTCTTCGGTCCGTATCGGGCGTTGAGCACGCGGATGGCTCGTTCCTGACGGGCAGAGAACTTTGCACCGATGATGGGCTGCTGGTCGCACAGACGTATGTCGGGATAGTCGTATAGCCCGATGCGCCGAGCCTCCTTTTCGCTGATGTCCTCAAACTTAAACACCGAGCGCGAAGCCTTCACCTTGTTCTCATATTCATGTTCACGGGTAACGGAATAGAGCGTAGCGGGTTGACCGTTCCATCGGTATTCATACGCATCGCCATCACGAGTGTAATAGTGGCGGTGCATATCCACGAACACCGAAGCCACCGACAAGCGACGCTTCATAGCCGAGAAATCTTCGTCGGAGCAATCGCGCTCACGCCCCGAATGGTCGTAGTAGGTCCAACGTTCGGGATGGTTTACAGTAACATAGTAGGTTCGGGTGTGGCTATGCCCCTTAGAGCCCCTATAGGTCTGCGTCCTTCTTTGAAGTTCGTTCCACGGCTCATAATAGCGCACCTTCGTGACGTAGCTGCCCAGGTATTCAGTGTCGCTCGACTCTACGCGCTCAAACGCCCATATCATCGCTGCGCCCACAAGGAGCGAGGGGATGATAAGTATGGCGTGCTCCCACCATGTTGTTTGCTTGCGAAAGAACAGTAGCAACACAGCCGACACAAAGAAGGGGATGAGAAAGACGAGTAGTTCCATAAGCCTTTACTCCTTCTTGTCGAACAGATCCACGTCGTTATCCTCGCCTACATTCATCACTTCCTTGGAGCGCGACGACGAAATAACCTTATACTCGATAGGCATGGTGTTCGACACAAACCATCGGGCAGGGTAGGTGCGAGTAAGCGTTTCGTGTTCGCGGATGATGTCGAGCATACGTTCCTGAGAGGTCTGAAACTCGGTGCGCTGTATCTCAATGGCCTGCATGAGGTCGCGGTAGAGCGATACATCGAAGTTGGGGTTGCTCTCCTTAATCCACTTCATCATCGTGCCCTTGTCGTTCTGATAGCGTCCGGCAATAAGCTGCGGATAAATCTTCTCGAAGGTCTGCTTGTACTCGTCGGTGACCTGCGCCTTCTGCTGAATGATTTTCCACATCTTGTCGTGAACACCCTCAATCTTTCCGCGTTGTGCTTCGGCTTGCTGGCGAAGGGCAATCTCGCGGTTGTTGTAACTAAAGTAGGTGACTACCAGTGAGCCGATAACGATGGCAACCACAAGCAGTATGGATGCCATGAAAATGTTCTTCGTTTTCATTGCTGTTGTTGTATTTGTTATTTTGTTCTTGTTTCTTTCAAGAGATATTTGTAAGAGCCAAATACGTTCTCCTTGCCCTTCTCAATCTTCCAGTCGAACCCAGCCGCTTGCAAGCTCTGCACGAAGGTATTGTAGTCTCTATCTACGATATATGGAGAAATGTTTTCTTCTTCAAAGACAACGATGTTAGGGTTGATGTCGAAATCAACGCGTAGGGACTTGTCGCCAAGAAATTTGCATGACAGGGAAGTATCACGAGGGTCAATGATGTGCAGGTTATAGATGTCCTTTCCGCTTATCCAAAGGTAAGCATAGCAATACAGCCTTTGTTCTTCGGCATCATACCGCTTTGCGCACACAATGGTGGTGTCAGAGTTGCAAAGCGACAAGATTGCGTAAAACCGACCGTCCTCGATGTGGTTAAGCATATATTCGCGACGCTCTTTCGGGGTGAGGAGTACAAGAGACTCCTGCAGCCATATACGTTTTTCCTGCTGCTGACATCTCTCCTTTTGCTTTGCCTTCTTCTCTCTCCAAGTGCGAAAGAACTTGCGCCACAGCCCAAAAAGACAGGCGGTAAGGAGTGCTACTCCTATCACGCCCATCATGCACAGGAAGTATTTCAATAAGATTGTTTCCATTGTTTCTATAAAAACTTTATTTGTTTTACTTTGCCTTAAAGTTGTATATCGGCTTGATGCGCTTCACCACGGTGTCGGTGTCGCCAATCAGCTTTTCAATCTCCTCTGCCGACTTATACGCCATTGGTGCCTCGTCGATGGTGGACTCGCATACCGATGTGGAGTATATGTCGTGCATCTGCTGGCGGTATTCCTCCATGCTGAGCTGCTTCTTGCCCGCCACCTGGGTTTGTGCCACCCAATGTGTCGGGAGCGGTCTTGTGCAAAAGTAGATTATTCCTTTTACTCGATACGGACATTCTCCTCGAAGTCGTATCTCACGCCTTGGTTTTGCAACCAAGCCACAGGCGTTTTGGAGAAGATGTCTGCCTCACAGTCGGCAACGGCTTGCACAAACGCCTCATACATCTTCTGTTCGTCAGGTTCTTCCAGAAAGCCTTGGCTCGTCCGCTGCCATATCAGATTAGGGCGTTTGCCATTCTTCTTGTTTCCTTTAACAACAAGCATGACACTTACGGAGTTTTCACCCTCTCCCACATCCGCACGAAGCATGCCGTAGCCAAGTGGTTTGCCAAAAGTGTAGCAACCGCACAGATTCCCAAGAAAGCGGTAGCCGTAGTTTCGCAATGCCTTTATCACAAATTCTCTCATGTTCAATCTTTTTTATAGTTCCACTAATACTTTTATCTCTTGGTTGCCTCCTGTAGGTACAAGACAAGCAGGGCATAAGCCTCGGGCAGAATATACACGACGCAGCACATCAAACATGTGGGTATAGGGCGGTGTCTGCATCATGCCGACCACGAGGGTGCGTGTGGTGTCAGTCATCGACATTATTGTCTTGCTGCTTCCGTTTTTGTTCTTCCTTGCAAACTATCTTGCCTCTATCCTTCAGTCGGAGGCAGAAATATTCACAATTCCAACATGCGCAGCTATCCACTCTTACTGTTTTGGGATTTTCTTTGCAGAAAGGGTCTCCAGTCTCCACCATATCGTGAGGACATTCGGTGTTCTTGGCGAGAGTGAACCCTTTTTCCTCAAGCAAGTCTATAAGGGTGCTGCGCTCCTGCTTTAAGTCTGCGTTCTCGCTTCGCAATTTGGCAAGCTCGTTTCTGAGGTTGTCGGTCTCACGCCCTTGCGCTATGTTAGCGTTGCAGACGTTGGTGTAGCCTTTATGCAATTCCTTGAGATTGGCCTCCGTCATTTCCAGTTCCGCCACCACATTCTCATTCTGGTCTTCCAGATTGAAGAGTTTCTTTACTACCCTTTTATAGCCTCTGTTAAGACAGCGTATTTTTAGTTTCATCGCCTCGTTTTCGGCTACCAACTCTTTGTTACGTCTTGTGTAGGCAACATACTTTTTGAATGCTTGATGTTTCATTGTCTCTATAGTTTTATTACATATACAACAACGACATCAATGCCACTGCCTTTTGTGGAATACACTCAGCGGATCTTCTCAAACATGCGGGCGTAGGGGGGCTGACTCATGCCGACTACGAGTGTGCGTGTGGTGTCAGTCATCGCCTGACAGGTCCAATATTCAACCCCGAAAGAGCCTGCCGGCAGATCACACCGCAGCCATCAATGATACCCAAGCAAGAGTCGCATTCCAGACAGGCTGTAGAACACACAGCAGGATGGCCTTGTCTGTAGCCGCAGGATGTTCCTTTTTTCATATAAAGGTTTTTGCCCTTCACAAAGGTGTGGATTGCTTTTGCAAAACGCTCCAGCTCTCCATTCATCCTTTCCAGTTTGTCGCAATGGTCGCGCATCTTGAGCATATTGCCGAGCATCTGCTTTTCAGGGTCGTCCTTGCGATTCTCCATTCCTCGCAACTGACGAGCCACGTTGTTGTATTCGTCCACAAGCTGATGCACACGCTGCTCCAACTCCACGTTCTCTGCCTTCAGGTCGGCGATGATGTAGGCAAGTGTCTCCATACGGTTGTTCTTAGGCAGGTTTACATACTCGCCTATTGCCAGTTGTCTTTCCATATACTTGCGCTGCTCGTCAGTAGCAGGGACGTAGGCATCGGCGGTGCGTGTGCCTACTCTATAGGGTGGAGGCGGGGTCTTGAATATTCTTCGCATGTCGGTATATGCCGAATACTTTACTACTCCTTCTTCATCTACTCGCGCCACCTTTACCAACATTTTTCGCTCTTTATCGTAGAGGATGTCGCCAGGCTTGATTTCTTCTGTTTTCATTGTCTTTGTGGTTTTAAGTTTGTTTTAATGATACAACAGCGACATTAGTGCCACTGCCTTTTCTTTGTCGGAAAATCCTTTGATGTTTACCCATTTGCCGAATGGGAAGTGATCAACATATTTCTGAACCATATAAACGGTCACAGGGATGCAACCGTCATAGGCCTCCTTCGGAATTATTCTTAGTTTCATGTCTTATTCAAATTTATATACTATATGCGGTGTGGTGTCAATCATATTTATACTCTTATAGAGAAATGAGGACGTTTGCCACATTTCCCGATATTATCGTGTATGCTACCCCACACACATTGTTTATTACCAATTCGCTCACTCCTCGCTTGTCGGGCGTGTCGCGATAGAAGCGGATGGTGTCGTCATCGCGCCACTTCATCCTTATAAGGTCTTTACGGTTACTCATATTCTATCAATACAATGGTGTGCTGTCCGTGCTCGTCGTAGAGTCCTGCCCATCCATCGTAGCGTGCGGACAGTGCGGTGGAGTACCCCCGACGTGGGCAGAGCTGCGATGCGCGTTGTACGAAAGGAATTTTCATTACCAACAATCAGGATTAAGATCTCTACCATAAAGACCTTCAATATCGATGGCGTTTTTATAACTGTAAAAATCAACATCTATAATCTCGTCATCATTGACAGTTACTTCCACTTCGCCATGTTCTTTACGCAAAAGTTCAAGGCGGTTTATAAGTTCGCTTATATTCATATTCTTTTCTTTACAAATATTCCAGATATACCATGTTGTCTTTGCCTACTGAGGTGAGGGTATTGGTTGTACCCCCCCCCATTTATCTCCATTCGCTGACAGAAACGCCCGTTGGAGGGATGCTTGCGGTCGGACGGATTGTCGGGGTCACGGCCTCGGAAAGCTGCTATGCGAAAGTGTAGCATAATAGGTTGTCTTTTGTTACTGTTGTTATCGAATTGCTCCACGACCACGGACTGGGACTATGCCACTTATCTGAGTATTTGCACCCACCACGGTCGCCATGTTCACGACGGTAAGCCTTGGCTTCCTCCGTGCGAAAATGAACGAGAATTGCCCTGTCAATCATATTCTATAAGTACCCCTCCCGAATGATTAAATACCAAAGTTAGAACGGGATAGATGCCTTTTGTTCCACAGATATTCCCATCGAACCCAGACTTCCACTTCCCATAATAAATGTTACCTATTTTTTCAATCATACGTTACTAAGATTTTAGGTTTGTCTACGTCATGTCCCTTGCCCCCTCCTGTAAGACAAGGGGCTATGCCAGATGGCGAAACGACGGTGCCGTTCTGCGAGGGGCTGTAGGAACCGAGGATGATGGGGCGAGGGTTGTTCATAATTCTATCACTACAAATCTGTCGTTTGCCATAAATGTTTGTAGGGCAATAGTCCCAGCTAACTTCAAATTGCTGCTTTTGTTATAGGCATCAATCCATTCGCCGTGTCTTGTGGGTCTCCACCCCTTTTCAAACATGACATTTAGGCTTCTGCATTGTTTAATCATATTCTACTATCAAACAACAATGTGGTATGGCAAGGGCGAAAAGAAAGTCTCGCACACCTGCCTTGAAGTAGTGGGAGGTAACTGCCGGTGCAATCGCACCCCCCCCAAGTTGCAAAGCATTCTGCGGTTTAACGTGCTTCATTCTTCTTCCTCTTCATGTTCAGTTCAAACTCTTGCTGAAAAGCCTTACTGAAAAGATTTCGGTCGGTCTGCCAATTCTGCCACGAATCAACGACGTTCTTACGATTTACCTCTATCTTTCGTTCAGCATCAGAAATAGCCATCTGCCACACGCCCTCAACATCCATGAAATCGCAAAGCAACGTCTTGAGGAACATAGCTGCCTCATGCGTCGGCGGCAGATCGAACGAGACGAAGATGGCCGTGTCCTTGTCGTTGACCTTGAGAAACTTGCCCACGGCTTCATCTTTAAGGAAATATCGGCTGGGCACCTCCTCATCGAGCACATCCTCCAAACAGGTAGAGAGCGCGCAAGGCTCAGGAAAACGATAATCGAAAGCCACGTCCTTACGCATGGAAACGCAAAACACACGGTCGCGGTTCTGCGGTACACCATAGTCCTTGGCGTTCAGTCGGGCCCATTTCGACACATAGCCCAACTGGGAAAGTTTGTCGAGCCATTTCTGAAAGTCGGGCATGAATTTCTGACTTACCAAAGCGGCCACATTCTCTTGTAACAAATACTTGGGGCGCAACACCTCTACGGCATCGGCCACACGCCACAACAAAGCCGAGCGGGTGTCGCTACCTTCCTGCAAGCCCATCTGCTTGCCAGCTTGCGAGATGTCTTGGCATGGAGAGGAGTAGGTAAAGAGGTCGATGTCGCGGCCTTGGAGCGAGCGTTTCACCTCGTGCCAATCAATCTTTGTAATATCGCCCAAAGCCCGGTCGGCATACTGAGGAAAAATGAGGTTGTGCATCTGACAGGCATATTTGTCGATGTCGCTCCAACCGACACACGTCCATCGAAAATCGGGATGCCGCTCCTTTAGTACGTCGGCGGCCATGAGCTGCGAGTCGTAACCCGAAAAGGTGGTAAGGATAACTTTTTCGTCTACGGATGAAGAAGCATGGGGCGTTTTGGGCAATATGTCCTCGGCAAACAAGGACAACTGCTCATACCTACGCTTAACAGGCTTTGGGTACCACAATTGCTCGTAAATGGCCGCAAGCACGTCTACGACTATCGAATTTCCAGCTTGCTTGTATTGCTGACTGGAAGAAATCGCCATATCTTCGGGAGCGCCCTTGCTCTTGAAGCCTTCCACTCGCTCAGCCGCTTCGGCATTGGTGCTTTGCATGATGCGGATAACATCCTCCCGAACGCCCATCAACCTGAAGCATTCGGGGGGGGTGAATTTTCTAATGGCGTAACTCTTAACGCTACGGTCGGTAAAATTAAACTTTGTAATCATTATTTTTAGTCGATTTTTTAATTATACTCAATCATGATTCCAACATCATGCACATTGGCCTTTACGCATCGGCTTAGACCTATTAGCCAACTTCTATTGAATTGTTCAAACGCTTGCGTAAATACCCCACCCGTAATGGGGAAATGATAGTCAATCTTTATGTTAGTCATATTCTTCAATCAGAAAGTAGTTGTATTGCCACGCACTTATTGTTATGGTTGGGCAAAGAGAGAACCGCAAAAATCCTCCATTATTTTCCCCACGAGGATATTGGTAGAACTCGTAGTTAGTCATATACCTTTACTATTACAGGTGTTTGTCCCCCACCTAATCCCATTGCAGACGTGAGGGTAAAACATTCACCATTAAGCGAGCGAGGCGTTATCAGACCTTTGGCTTGCATATTTTGAAATACCATGGTCTGCTCCACCTTTTTCACCATTATTGATATTGCCTTTGCTCTAAGCATATTGGTCGAGGTCGTGGTTAATCATATCAGTCCTTTTCAATCTCCAATTTCCATGTCTTTTCATCATGCGAAGAATAGACGGTATAGGGAAACTCGCTACAATTAACAGCCACTCGCATTTCATCCAACATGTCCCTTGTATAGAAGCATCGGCGCATAAGATACGCCAAAGCCTTAAATTGGTCTTGAGTAAGATAAGCTCTCTGCTCGCCACAAGTGATACCTACGTAGTCAGTAATGGTAGAATAGAAGAGTTTTACATCCTCTTCCTTTTCTTTGTCTTCGTTGAAAACCGTTATCTTTGTTGTATTGAAACTCATAATTAGTCTTTGTTTTATTAAAGTAATGGTACGGGCATCAAATTTGCCATGTAGCAATATCTTTTTAGATGACATTTTCTGGCAAATATCTCCCAGCAGCAATCATCATGACAAAAGTGCTCATGAACAAAGAAATTACGACCCTCACACCAACAGAGTAAAGTACCTACGCAATGAGGTTTTTCTTCAGCAGGATGCCACAACTGAGCAATGTTACGATACTCGGCTGTATCATCAAAGAGAGCATCTGATAATGACGCATCTCTGACATTTATGCCTTTGCCGTCAGAATCAATACTGACACAAGTCTCGGTTGTCTGACTTGACAATAATTCAGAAGCCTCGGATGACAAGAATATCACGTCGGGTAGTCGGTTTTCTCTTTCCATAAATCCTATTGTTTTTTATAATTCCACAAAGACACAAATGCCTCCGCTTGCGGCGAGGCGTGCGCGTGTCAGTCATATTCAATCATTAGTTGCCATCCGTGCCTCGGCGCAGGGTTCCCCCATTGCTGGGTAACCGTTCCAATGAGACTCCCGTTCCAATGTATGCGCTGATGGAAATCATCGAATGGGTGAGATTTAATCATGCTTCCCTGCTACCACCTTTAACGCTTCGAGCAAGGTTTTCTCGCTGATGCCGTTGCCTGATGCCAGGCCGCTCTCCTTGAGCTCGTCGAGCGTGCGAACGATTGTACCGCTCTCTGTGAGCACATCCTCATGACAAGCGTTGACCGCACGTAGAACTTCCGCACGCAAATCAGCGATAGCGTCCTTGAGCGAGGCTTCGTGCTCCGTCTTGATTTCTTCGGCAATGGCCTGAGCAGGAATGGAAAAACCAAACACAGAAACTCTCTGCCTATCTTGATCAATAATGCCGTTAGCTATCACGCTGCGCAATTCTCGACTACCATCATCGAACTTTACGAGATAAACGCCATCGCCATTCGGATAATGGTCAACGAACCTATGATCGCTCGTAGGAATCATTTTCGATTCTTCAATCACACCGACAATCGGTATTCTCACTTCTTTTTGCCCCATAATCTTTTGTGTTTAGTTAATCATCTTGAATGCCCAACTTCTTCCGCCATTCGGGATCATGGATGGAACCTACGACCTCTGATTTTTTAGTATCGGAACTGTTGAGAAAATCTTCTCTTCCACTCTCATCTTCTGCTGATATAGAATCAGGATTCTTGTGCAGAACAAACATAGGACATAAGAAGTTCTCGGAATAATAGATTGATAAGTAATAATTATAAACGACGTTTCCACATTCATCAAAATCCGAGTAATCACTCAGTTCAAACGGATCAAAACTTAATAAATCTCCCTCGTAAATCTCATTTCCGTTCTTATCGGTTAGTCCCGTGAACTGGCATACGGTTGCTGGGTCTACTTTCTCAAAGACCGCAAGAGGCTGACCTATGTTCCCTTCTGGAAGGATATAGGCTCTTTTGCCATGAATGGCCAAGCTACCCACGACCCAATCGCCATCATTGATTCGCTTTGCCTTAAACTTAATGGTTCTCATACTCTATAAATCCGTTATGTTACTAATATGCTATCTCCTACGTCGCTTTGCCTTTCGCCGCTCTTGCAAATTGTACTTCACAAGAGGCGTTATGGTGTACGAAAGCGACCCATCCGGCATGAGGAAACGAGCAATCCACTTGACCTTACCGTTAATGAAATCGTCTATTTCTTTTAACACTTCGGTAATTATCTGACTTTGAGTTAGCTTCTTGTCACCAGTCTGCTGTTCGTACAATCTCCGTATATACGAAGCATTGATTGTAACAATGTATTGTGCTTTTTTAGATGGTCTCATAATCTATAAATTCACTTATTCGGTTTACTTGTTTCTGATTTTCTCCAACTCCTCGTTCTCCTTCGACAATCGTTCCAGATGTTCGAGCACAAGCGAATACGACTGGTTGTTCACCTGATCCTCGGTCAACGAAGCGTATTTCTGCATGGTGGCGATGGTGGCGGTGTAGATTTCGAGGGGGGTGGAGGGGCGCTCCTGCCGATCGAGCTTCTGCACCTTGAACACATGAGGATAGCGAGTGGATAACGTCTGCATCATGCCCGTCCACCAAAAGAGGATGGGTTGCCATTGGTGATCTGGAAAATGACGAAAATAAGCCGCGTTGGCGTTATGCTGATGCGTGTCGTAATGGAAATCACGCACTTGCATATTGGTGTTCGAGTCGATGTAATCAATACGACGATTGAAGATGGTTGCGAGAAACATAGCACGCGCCAAGTCCACGTTGTGGGCCTGTTGGGCTATCTGTTCCTCAGTAAACGTTCCCATACGTTGCATTCTCAGAAGGTTGTTGGAGAGCGAGGTGTACTGACCCATGAGGTCTGTGGCAAAACGATACTGCCGCCAGGAGAAGCCATCCATGTCCTGTGCTACGCCTTCAAACTCCACCTTGGAGCGCAACATGCGAACCTTGATGCGCGACGAGCCATCTTTGGCACGTAGGCGCATGGTGGGGTAGGGGAAACGGGTGAGATAAGAGCCACGGTTGTTGTCGAGCCAATCGAGTAGCCCGGCGCCCGAGGATAGGTATTCGACAGAATCCTTTGCCTTGGTCTTCGCCTTGGGCGACAACCAATAGTTGAGCTGCCAAAGATACAGGGGGAACGGGTCGTTGCGATGCCGCTGGCCTTGATGCTTGCTCAACCAACTACGCTTTGCCTTGCCCTTGCCGGAAGAGAAACGACACATATAACATTGCTCATCGATAGGCAACGACTCATCGGGCGCTTCCACAATATCAATCTCCGACAACACAAAGAAACAAGCGATCTTCACGTTGCGCATATCAAAGGGATGATAACGGTCAACCCGCTCTATCTGCTCCAACATGATACGAGAAATCAGCTCCAACTGTTCGGTGGTGCATTCGTTCCAAGAACGAGGCAGGGTAAGCGACACGTTCCGAGGATAGGCGTTCTTTTCGTGCATCATACTTACCAAGTTATAGTGTTACCAAAGTTGTCTTTCAAATAGCCAAAGTTGATAGCGTTGATACGGCGATACCATCCGTTCTTATGAACCTTTTGCCGAGGGTCGGCCTTGATAACATTGTCGATAAACGCCAAACGACGTTGCCTTAACCGCTCAAAGAACAGGCGCGGATCCTGGGCGTTGAGCGCATCAAGGGTCTTTGGGCCCACCACACCATCGGCCTTCACTCCGAGCAACATCTGCGGAATGGCAATGCCGTGGCGCCCACTCGACCACACCCAATCGACAAGCATGTTGGCCAATCCTTGCGACTGGATGTTATCTGCTCCCCACCTATTCCAATAATTCTTGCGCATGATGCGGATGGCATCCGCCGCCGTGATAAGTTTCAAGTCTTTCACGTTGATCACTCCGTCACCATTCTTGTCGTAGCCTTGGGCACGCCATGTGGAGATGGTAACGCCACGGTTGGTAGCTCCACCACGATCATATTTGCTATTGACAAACCCTCCCTCAAACGAAAGGATAAATTGGGCTAATGGTTCAAGTTGTGCCATATCATCTGTATTTTGAATTGTTGACTGATACAAAATTAAATATTGCACCTGAAACGCCATGGACATACCTATACGGTGGAAGCCACTCTGCGGATCATGGTATTTGCGCAAAGTGGCTTCAAAAAAGGATTCAAAAACTTTAGAGCGTGGCGTGCAGGGCGTTATAGTCCCATATCTTCGTGCAATCGTTCTCGCACGGCTGCCAATCGTCGTCGCAAAAATAGAAGGCATAAGCAGCCTTGATGATGTCGTCCTCACCCATGCTGGCGCATAGGTCGGCATACATGGAGTTGAAAGCCACAAACTTATCCCACGCATTAACATTCGCGTGGAATTTCATGTCTTTGGTCAGTTCATCAACCTTGGCACGCGTCCAATGCATCCCAGAGGCCGTAGGCATACCCTCATCGTCGTACATGCCGCTATAAACGAGAGCGGCAACATCGTGGTTGGCCATCTTCTCCGAGTAGTGGCGACCATAAAGCACAGCATGCTGATGACGAAGAATATGCCAATAAAGTTTGGGGTCGGTCTGTTCCAACACGAGAAGATCGATGGAAAGCGTCTCAATGGCTGTCCACATCTTCTTCTCGGTGGCCATGCCATGCGCACGGGCCTGTTCTATCATTTGTTTGTAATTCATCATTCTTGTACGTTTTAGAATTTAACAATTAGGGCAAACGCCCCGAAAATGTGGGATGATAGGCAACAACTTTCTGCCGGAAACATATAGCGTTGGAAACAAGAACAGGTTCTGTGGCGAACCCTCCTGTTCGTTTTCAGCTATCTTCCCTTTCTTCTTGGTTTCTTGTTTTTTCATATAGCTGCGTGAATATTCGTTGAAATAAAACTAACAACAGCACGAACCAGTTTGACAGATAGGCCACCACAATAGCCGCCAATGCCGAAAGATATACGTTATAGCCGAGATAGAGCAAGGCCGACATCGCACACCAAAATGTAAAACATTGGGTGCACGACGCTACCTTGTCAACGACATGGGCGATGGCTTCGGCCAGTCCTAAGTGTTGGGCAAGCGTGGCGGCTACCATGGTGGATAGAGCTATCAAAACAATCATAGCTTATGCTGTTGCAAGGGTTAACGTAACGGGAGTGTCAGACACGAAGGTCTTGGAACAGTTGCAGCACGAAATGCGAGCGATGCCGTTCTGGGCGGGACCCACCGCCAAATTAACCGAGTTGATGGCGGTGGCGCTAAACACAGGAATGGTGAAGTCCTGCGAAACCACCTGCGAGCGTGTGCAGCATGAGCCACAGTTGCAAGGAATGTAGCTCACCACGCCTTCCACATGGATGACGATGATATACTGAGATGTGCCCACGTTGGCGATGCTCTTCACCGTAAACTGAGGAGCGAACACGGGCGTTTCGTCAACACAAGCCGGGGTGCAGAGCTGCTGTGTGATGTTGACATCATAATAGGGTGCGGCGGCGGTTGCACCTGCCGCAAGTGTGGCTGTGATAATAGCCGGAATAGTACGTTTGTTCATAGTTGTGTTTCTGTTTTATTATAGCGACGATGCTTGCCGCCGCTTGGGTTGTTAAATGTTAATGTTTCACTTGATAACCTTCGTCTTTCCCGACGGGAAGGTTCTTTTGCAGAAGGTCGGCCAACTCCTCCAGGTCTTCCTCCTCAAAAGTCACCATGCCTTCAAGGATCGTCAACGAGCCATTGCTCCGCATGTTCTCCACCACATCGTGCGCCATCTTCGGAATGCTCTCTTCGGGGATCTGCCCAAAGTATTTTGCGAGCATCGGAGTTATGAGCGAATTGACAACAGGTTGAATGAGTGGTTCGATGTCTTTCTGAAGGGCATAGTTGCCACTTACAAGCCCCAAAGAGCCAATAGTGGCTTGAAGCGATTGCAACATAGGCAGACGCATCAGGTTGCCGACGGTTATCTGGGAAATGGCGGGTCGTGCCCATTCGGACACGACAGCCGCTAAGATCTGAGAGTTTTTGTATTCCATATTCTTTCGATAGGATTACAACACCCAACTACCGCTTACTGATTGCAGGTGCATCCGCAACCACAACCCGTCTGGCACACGTTGTTGGAAGGTATAAACACCTTGGTAACACTCGCAAGAGATGCCACCTGCGACTTCAGCACGTCGATGTTGGCGTTGGCGGCGGCGTTGTAGGCCATCTGCTGTGCGTTGACAGCCTGTTGCGCATCCTTGTTAGCGTCCACCTTGTCTTCCAGTCGGCGCAACTTTGTGTCGAGATACTGTGTCACCTCCACGAGTTTCTTGTCGGTGTAGTTCTCACTTTTCTGAATGGCCAGCTCGGTCTTGAGCGTGCTATTCTCCTGAATAAGATTGGTCTCGCTCTTGGTCACGAAACGCGCGTCAGGGTCGGAAGGGTTGGCCGTCGTGCCATTGTTCCTTCCCATTCCCATGAGCGACACGCCACCTCCAAGCAAGCTGGTGGCCAATCCTGCGATGCCGAGACCCAAGGCCGTATTGCCCAGTCCCTTGCTGGCAACATCAAAGTTGCCTTCGTTTGTCTTGATCTGCATAATGTTTTTGTGTTTGGTTGATTGATTTCGTTCAATATCGAACTTAACGCAAAGGTAAGGTGGTGGGTGTGAAAATTTTTGGAGTTTCCATTAAGTATTCTTTCGTAATCATAACATATAAACTCCGCTAATAATGACATTAAAAAAGCCTCACGTTACTAACGCAAGGCTCATGTGTTATAAGAAAGTCTAATGTCTATCGGGGGGGGGGTAAACGTACCTCTCGATTCTTCAGCAAGCGAAATATACGGTACCACTTCTTCCTTAATTATATCCAAAAACAATTGTGCGGCACGCTTTTTTGGAACATCCTGCATCCAATGGGCGTTACTCATCAACTGCTGTTCCAAACCAACAATAGGGCGTGACACAAGCGTAGGATGATTGCGCAAATACAATTTTGGCATGAACGTAACATATTTGGTTTCCTCCACCGAGGCAAGTGCTTCGTCGGGGTCGCTGATAATGCACTTAATGTTCAACTTGTATAAATCGCGTTCAATATATTTCTGACAGGTCTCAAACACCCGCTCGCCCACATCGGGCATGATGATGGGATGTTTCAAAAGATCCTCATACGAAACCTTTTTCAACTCCGCAAGAGGATGGGTGTCGCGCATGATGGCATACACGTTAAAAGGAATGCACGGCTGCGACTCGATGCCTTCGTGGCTATAAGCCATATTCATAGTAAAGGCAAGGTCTAACATGTGTGCCCGAAGCGATTGGTTCAAAAGGTGCGCCTTAGTAAAATCGGCATTGATGCGCACATTAGGGTAGCGCTCCATGAAGATGAGTGCAGCCATGCGGATATATGGCGCAATAAATGAGCCTACGCCTATTCGCAATTCGCCGGTCATGCAATTATTGAGCGCGCGAATCTGCTCCTTGCAATCGTCGGTCTGCTTCAGTATTTCTTTCGCACGAGGCAATAAAGCTTCTCCACTTTCCGTAAGCATCATGCCGTGGGATGTGCGGATCAGCAACTTGCATCCCAACTCGTCCTCCAAAAGTCGGACATGCTGGCTAACCGCCGATTGTGTTACGCAACATCGGGAGGCAGCAATACTAAACGATTTCGTTTCGGCCACAAAGACAAAAGAACGTAAATGACGTAGCTCCATATAAGATGATTTTTAGTCGGTCTATGTTTCCATTTTTCTATAAAAAGTGGTTTCTAATGGCAAAATTAGAAAGAAAAGAAACGTTTTGCTATTAAATGGGATTAAAAATGCTAATTCTAAAATAAAAATATCAAAACACTAATCATCACACAACAAAAAACCCATACCAAAACCTTTATGCGAAGGTTTGGTATGGGATGATTGTATGACCCTAAAAATTGATTTGGAGCGATTAAGTCTTTCTCTTCGTTGCTTTTGCCGAGTCCCCCTCTTCGCTTTCGCTGAAGAAAGCCGGCTTTACATCGTCGAGTGCTTGTGTAGCGATATTGCTTTCGCTCTGAGTGTCAATATCGCTTACTCTTTTTTTGAAGCGAGAAGCGAGTCCCAACCACCTTCCGGCTCAGGAATCTCGTAGCGGCCCCAAGTGCAAGGCTGGAGGGTTCCGCTAAACGCAACGTTACGGTCGTCAGAAGGCGTCTTGCCGGTATCGCCCTTGATACCACCCTCAGCATACTCGAACTTGTGCTGAGCGTCGTACACGATGATGCTCTTTTCGCCGTCCTGGACGATGTAACCGCAATCGAGGTTGTTCAAGGAACGTGCAATCTCTGCCGATTCGGCGTTTACACTTTCGAGCACAAAGTCGAGCGTCTGCTTGAAGCCGTTTCGGCGGCCAAGCGACTCGAAGGTATGTCCCTGACTACTTTCCTTACACTCGAACTTATAGAGGCCCTTGCCCGTGTTGAATGACTCGGTAGACAGCGTGGGGAAAACGTTCTTTTCTGCCTTCAAGGGAGACTTAAGATCGCCTTTCAAAAAGACATAAACATTCACGCCAAGTCCACCAAAATTCTCCAGGCATTCATTAGCTGCGAGGATGTCCTTGAGTTCAGGACATGTTGCTGTTACTGCCATATTCTTATATTTTTTTGCGTTGTTAATGTTGTGTTGTCTAAAAAGTTGGGCGGCCACCGCATTCCGTCAGGTCAGACGGTAGCCGCCGGGGATTTATAGAGCATTAAGAAACCTGAGTGCGAGGTTAAGCCTTCTTAAAGAAGGCGGTCAGGCCCATGCTCATGCCAGTAGCAGTAAGCTGGATCTTCTTCTCGGTAGAACCGGTATTCCAGTTTACAAACTTGTAGTTTGTGCCGTCAGTTGCCTCAAGCGAGATAATCTGATTTACAGAAGTCTCGATTGGATCCTTGTAGGGAGCACCATTCACCTTCACTGTTCCGTCGATGTTGCCAGCGTCCTGAGCGTTGGCCTTTGCGAGAGTAACAACGAGGTTAGAGTTGGTGTAATCACCAGCTACGAGCTCGGCAGAAGCGAGGCTTCCGTCTGACATACAGAAGGCATACTTGAATGGGTTCTTAATACCAGCACCCTGGATTGACTGAATCTGGAACTGGATGTCGCGCATGTCGTCATCGGTACCAACCTTCACACCGACATAAGTCTGGTTGCTCTCGGTGTCAACACCGTAAACAAAGTTCTTGTCGATAGTAGCGTACATGCGGTCGCCCTCACCGAAGTCGGCAACAGGACAAAGAGTAACGCGAGACAGTCCTGGGAGTTTGAAGTTGCCGCCCACTTCATAGTCAACCTTGAAGTTGCCATGGAACTTGTTGGCATAACCGGCTGCGATGTTCTGTGCTGTGAGCTCACTCATGTAGACACGAGTGTTGGCCTTACGCAGACGAGCGTCCCACTTCATGTGCCATGCCAAGAAATTGTCATAAGGAGCTGAGTCGTTGTTGTCGGCAGGCGCTGAGATGGCCTCGCAAGAAACGAGGTTTCCGTTAGCCTCTGAGATTAGGCCGTCCTCGATGTCGTGCTTGATGCAAGTGTGGAAGCCATCGTAGAGAGCCATGGCCTGATCGTGGGCAGGTACGTTCTCACCACCCTTGTCGAGGTCGATGTCACCATTCCACAAGTTAGCAGTAAGGTTGTCGGCATAGTTGCGAAGGACAGCCTCTGTTGCCGCTGCTGAGAGAGGGTACTGACCCTGGGCATCGGTGCCGAATACTGTCTCACAGTACTTGTCGATGTTGTCGGTGAAGTGATCCCACGAGAGCTTCACGGTAAGTGTGCGCTCCTTGAGGAATCCTGCCTCGCTGTTTACCTTTGTGTGAACGTCCTTACGACGGGTGGTGCCACCCTTGCGAAGAAGGATGTGGAAAGTGCGCTTGTACTGAACACCAGATACGATGTCAATACCAAGGCGGTCCATCTCTTCTGCATCAGTATAGCCAGGACCCATGAGGATTTCCTTGCTCACCTGCTCGGCTACATGCTGAAGCGCATCCTTGCCGATAAAATCTTTTGGAAGTGTTGCCATAATCGTTTGTGTGTTTGTGTTGTTGTTAAATCTTTGTGTTGTTTGTGTTGGTTGAGGGAAGGGGGTTACTCCTCTCCACGCTTGAAACGCTCGAAGGCTGCCTTGCGCTCGGCGTTAGTCTTGTACTTGCTTGGATCGAACGAGCGCAATGTCTGCACCTTCACTCCCTCGCCATTGTTCTCAGGAGCCTCGCCGCTGTTCAGTTCTTCGCCAGCCTCATTGGTGAGGGCAGCAATCTGAGCCTGCTTGTCGGCAATGGTCTGCTCGGCTGTGGCGAGTGCGTCCTTTGCGCCCTGCAGATTAGCCTCGGTCTCAGTCTTAGCGGCTGTGAGGTCGGCAATCTCCTTGTCCTTTGCCTCGGCGAGAGCTTTCATTTCGTCGTCCTTCTTGGCAAGAGCCTCGGTGTGCTGTGCGTTAAGGTCACTCAGTTCTTTACAGTGAGCCTCCTTGGCTTGTGCGAGTGCGTTCTCCGCGACTTTCTTGGCTTCGTTGGCTGCGGTTAATTGGGCAGAAACATCGTCAAACTTACCCTGCAATTCAGCAAGGGTAGTCTCTGCCGTGGTGACTTTCTGCTCGGCATCAGTCACCTTCTGCTCAGCTCCCTTCATGTGGGCTTCGAGAGAGTCGAGAAGCGAGGCGTTCATATACGCGCCCTCTTCCGTAACGGCAATCTCGCCAGCCTGCAATCCGCAAGCAGAGCAAATAAGAGGATAATTCTCCATATTTATATTTGTGTTTGTGTTTGTAGCTTCTGGCTCGTTCTGAGGGTCCTCATCGGGATTGGGATCGGGCTCAACGACCTCCTCACGCTTGATGGGCTGCTCACGTCCATCATACAAGGCAAAGGCACGCTGCACCACCTCCATGAAGGTTGACTGGCCATCCACGAGAATGCCTGTTACATCCTCGGCGTAGAAAAGCTTTCCATGCAGATGCTCGTCGGTAGCATTGGGGCAAGCCTTCTTTACGTCGGTACGAAACTCAACGCCCAGTTCAGCAAGAACCTTGATAAGCTCCTCATCATTTGCATCGTTGGCAATATCACGGTAAGCGCGGTTCTTGTCGAACGACTCAGGATCATAGAGCTCGTGATAAGTTTCGTTGGTAAATTTGTTGGTGCTTCCATTGGCCTCGGTATAAAAAGCGGCCATAACGCCTATGCAGCCTATCTCGTTCTTGGGATGCATGTAGTAACGCTCGTCGCAAAGAGAAGCAAGGTACATTCCGGCAGAAGCACACAGGCCATCAACAAAAGCGATAACCGGCTGTCCCAAGGAATGAGCGTACTGAATGGCCTGCTCGTAATCGTTCTTGGCCCATGACGAGCCACCAGGAGTGTTGATGATGAATACGTGACCACGACAAAGAGGATGATTGGCTGCTCGCATCATCATGTCGCGGTGGTCAATGGAACCATAAGAGCATCCTCCACCATTGCGAGTAATGGGGCCATCGACGGTGAGGACAGACACAAAAGGAAAAGTCTGTTCCTTCTCGAAGTCCAAAGCCCAATTAGGCTTGACCTGCATGCCATCCTCCGAAATCTGAAATTCCTCGGGGTAATAGATTGAACCATCGGCAGACATGGCGGTGACATATCCGCAGTTCTTCTCCGGCTTGCTGAAAACCGCATGAGTGTTTAGATTGTGCTCAAACGACTTGCGAATACCATGCACGAAGTCGGGACTGATCATCCACTTTTTCTCGGTAAGTATTTCAAATAAGCCTTTCATTAGTAAAAATGTGTTTGTGTTGTTATCCTGAATACAATCAGTTTACCTGTTGCATTTACTGTAAGCAAAGGTAGACATACCACGCGCACACAAACGGACAAAAAAACGCCACCATCCTCACGGACAGCGGCGCTCTGCAAAAAACATTCGTAAAATAATAGAAGAAGTTTTATGAGGTCTGAATGGTTATGAAATCAGACAAGCTCTTCGTCTTGATAGTAATGGTACGACTTGAACGGTCACGTTCCATCGTTGCTGTAGACGAAATGTGAAAAGTGCTGGGGAGCGTGTAGCACAAAACATAAGTGCCATCGGCCTTGCGAAGGAGAACCACATGGTCTTTTAGGCGCATATTCTTACAAATTTCTCTCACATTATCATATCCTCCAATAATATTGGCACTTATATCAAAGGTGTAAACAGCTAAGCTCCCAGGCATTTCAACCGAGCTCTTGGCTGTAATGCTGTCAGCCACCACAAAATGGTCTCCGCTGGTGGCAATATGCAAGGTAGGGTCAGAGGGGATCGTGACATTCGTCAACTCCAACACCTGCGGAACCTGCCAGGGCACCGAAATGTTCAGACCTTTCAAATCGGAAACAACCACATCGGTTATACCATCCAAAAATTCTTCTCTACATAAATCAGGTTTATTCATACCAAAGAAAAATAATAGCTATAATTTAACATATTTTACAAACCATATTAACAATCGGTAACAACAATTTTTATATCCATTGCACTTCTTCGATAGTGTATTGAGCTTCGTCATCATCCACATATTGCATGTCAACACACGAATACGCCTTGAAAAAGCTGTGATCGGTGCGAAGCCATCGGTCAATGACGCGTCGCAGATTGTCCTTCTCCTGCCAGGTGGGCTCTATGCCATAGCGCATGAGATAACGCTCAAGCATAGCCGTTTGGCAACGGCAGACCACCCTGCCTTTCGAGGTGCAAAAGTCGAACGTAGACAAAGCCCATTCGACCAAGCTCCGCTTGAAGGCGTTGTTAAGAAGAACCACCATCTTTCGTATGCCATGGGTGTCGAGGTTCCAAGAGGACGTTACCGGGCGAACCACATCCACCACCTCGACCTCGTTGGGCAATTTGATGCAAAGGTAGTCTTCATTCTCGCTCTTGTTGTATTCCACCTTTCCGCTCAACTGCTGCACCTCCGCAAAGGTAAGGTATTCGTTGCTGTCACGACGGATGATGACGTTGCCGCCCAATGGGCTGCGTCCAGAGAGCATGTTGCGCCATTGTTGGTGGGAGAAACATTGCGAGTTGACGCAATGGGTGAGCGACTGAGCGTTGGTAAGCGAGCACAACATAGCCACGTGCTCAGGCATATACACGTTGAACACCAATGGCTCATGCTTTTCCAACACATGCTTAGGATCACGATGCCTGAAAAACTGGCAACGGCTATAAGGCAGACGAAGATAAATGTTGGGCATAACGGCAAATTCTTATTTTTGTGGTACGTATTGGGCCATGATAACATCGGTCGCATCGAAACAATACTTCATCAGGGCATCGGTCGTATCGTTCCGATTGTCACGTTTTACCTGCTTGTCGATCTTCGCCACCATATCTTTGTCGAGCTGGGGCAATACCGACAGGATGTTAATATACCATCCACCCATATCTGTGCGCTTCAGGCACGACTCGTCAAACGTGAGGCTCTTTCCAAAAAACTGATAGAGGCCATCTATCAGTTCCTGTGCCGTATAGCCTTTGGGTGCCGGATGCAGCTTGTGGTATTTCTCAGAATAAGTTTTCAAACGCTTACAAAGATAATCGTTGATCGAGTCGGCATATTCCATGTAGAGGTCAGCATCGGGAGAGTTTGCTTCCTTCGACCTCACATTAGAGAAAAATCCACGTAGCTGCGTAAGCACCTGCGACACCGCATCAAACTGTGAAAACTCCTGCTTGCCGTCGAACACCTCGCGCATGTCGGCCTTGATGTCGGTAACAAGACTTTCGAGCATATCCGACAAAAAAGTAAGTTTGTCAAGATTGGCGACCAAGCGAGCAACCGTCTGCTTGATGTTGGGACGGGAATAATCGACGTAGTATTTCAATAGCGTTGAGAACGACATAAACTGCAACTCCTCATCCGAATGGAGATTGGCCTGCACAAATGCGGCATAGAGCGTGTCGGCCAAGCGACGGTCGTGCTGCTGAATGGTACGCACCATATTGACAATCTCGCTGGAGCCACGACGCAAGCGGTCGGACGATTTCACCAAGCGGTTGCGCTTCTCTACGGCCTCCGAAAAATCGGGGTCGTTGAAAAGAACCTTTAGCGCCTGGTCATATTTTTCCATGGGCACATCCTTGAAGTTGAACACATAGACCGTGGGGCGGCGCATGAGGTCGGCCACCCGCTCAGTATAAGATTTTTGTTTTGCCATATTCTCGCCTATTTATCATAAGGGTCATTAAGTCTATCTTTCGTCGCCATTGCCATCGATGACGTGGCGTTGCTTCCGGGAGGCCAACTTAGCAAGGTTCTCCTCAGCAAGGTCTTGAAGGGTTACGCCCATCACCTCGGCAAGTCCGGACAACATCCACAATATATCGCCCATTTCCGACAAGACCAAACGGCGCTCCTCGTCGCTGTTGTTCCACGAATGCACATGGAGGATCTTCCCATCGGTGGTGCGCTCGGTGGTGGAAATGTGTAACTTGCCCTTGCGCACATCCTTGGCCACCTTGCTGTTCAGCTCGCCCACCTCACCGGTGAGGTTGGTGAGCATGTAAAGCAAGTTTCTACTCTCAGGCAGACATGTTATCATTGCCTTTTCCTGATATTCGTTCAAAGTGAGATTTTCCATAATTGTTATATAGTAAGATTCGTATGAATTTCTTTCAAACGCCGGTTGATGCAGGCGCGTATCTCTCCCACCACCAGTTTGGCATTGGGATGGGGCGTGCCCGTGGTGCCACGATAACGCAAGTCGATGATGGCCTTCCATTCCTCGATGCTGTAGGTATAAGCAACCATGGTATAGGTGTCGAGCGGTAGCACGCCCCGAGCGTCCTGGGGTTTCAGACCCGAGCGGAGCAACAAGCGATATGACCAGTCGGCCACCTGACAGGGAAGCCGAAACAGGAAACGCTGCCACCAAGAGCCATCCTCATACCAACAGGGCTGCGCTATCTGTACGCCTCCGGCCTTCTGAAAGTTGCAATAGCGTGTGCTCTGCTCGGCGATGCTGTTGGGCGACGTGCGATTGAGCTCACGCGATGTGCTGATCTGGGTTTTCACCACAAAGGTCATGCGCAGCAAACGCAAAGGCTCAAAAAAATCCTGCTTCAAGGCCAACTCAATAAACTCGCCCTCACTTACGCCATAGGGTTCAAGCGTCTCTGTGAGAGCCTTGTGCTCAAAAAGGTATTGCATATTGGTGGAGATCCACACCTTATGCCCTTTGGAAACATAGTCGATGAATGGAGAAGCCGTAAAAAACGACCATAAGAAACTGGGGAGTGAGCGATCGTTCCTCACATAGAAATAGGCCGTTCCGTGACGGAACATCGAGCGATGACCCGATATCAAGAACGCCTTGCACCTTTCATCATCACGAGCACGAATAAAGGCTGCACGCTCATTCTCATCGGCATCCTTCGGCGGTTTCTTCCCCTCACTTTTGTAGCATATACGGCCTACCTTGGCAATATGCTCGATGGCGTTCCTCTGCGGCCACCAAGTGACACACGGTTTTGTCAATCTCATAACTTGTAGTCCTTAATTTATTGTTTAACAGATAAAACATATTTCTTGCTTAAAGATTTCTCACAATATCCACCAAATCCATGAAAGCATCAGAGCTGTCGTCGTTGTTCTCATACACATAATCGTAAGGAAACTTGATGTCGGCAACCGCTTCGTCACGCTTGATGCGCTCCTCCGACACCCCACGCGCAAGGCGCGTTTCCTTAGATGCTGAAATGTAAATGCTGAAGATGTCGAGGTTAGGGAAACGCGCGGTCATTTCCACCAACGATTCCGCATCGACCACATAAATGGCACGGGACGCATACTTTGCAACAGCTCGAAGCTGGTCGAGGGTTAGCCAATACTCGTAACCACCATATTGCCTATATGCCAACATATTCTTTTTGGGCACATCACAAGATGGCACAAAATAATGCTCTCTGCCATTTTTCTCTCCCTCGCGAATGGGGCGCGTGGTAAAGGAGCACAACACAGGAGTATTGGTAACCCGCGACAACATCCGAGCCAAGGTGTCCTTTCCCGCTCCACTCGGGCCTGTAATGGTTATCAGTTTCATAAACAATGATTTTTGAACATTCGGCATAAGAACCGATTAACTATAAATTTCCAACATTTCATCCTTGGTGAGTGTCACACCAGCTTCTTTGCAATAAGCGAAAAAAGTGTTAGGCGTTACTTGGTTGTAAGCGGCGAACGAACGCCAAGGCTTTACAAAATCCGATTCTCTATGTCCGTGGTTAACATCGGACGGACGAAAACGTGACACACGTTTCCACATGTCGTAACCTTCATGAGGGTCAATACTATGTAACGACATTCCGCATTTTAGCCAAATATCATATTTTCCATGGCCACCACAAACATTCACGCCCTTGGCCTCGATCTTGCGCACAAGCACTCGTGCCTTGCGCAGCACGATGATGGGCGTGTCATCACGCCAATAACCAATCTTTCCCGGCTGCCGAACAGAAGGGCGATTTTTGAAACATTCCTGATTTTCGACAACCGATTTAGGCAATGGCATCACCACCATATCGGCAACACCTTTGTAGGGCACCACTTTCTCGTTGATATAGATATGCTCTGGATCATCCCAAGATGCGAAACGCACACGCCCGATGTTAGAGCAGGCTTTATCAAGGCTTATGCCTAATGAGCGGTACTCTAAGAGCAGCGCCCTGAATTGGTCCTTATGGCGGTCGGGATAGGCCAGCCGAATCAAACCAAAATATCCGCTGCCCGAGCACGAGCGCATAAGCAAGCCTATCTCAGGACGGAATTTGCACACCATGCGTATGTTTTCAAAATTGCTCAGGTGGGCGTTGTCGGCCAAGTCGATGTCGATGGCCAGCCAACCCGTATGCTGCTTCAGGTGGCTCTCACGGCGGCTCACCATCACACGTTGCCCTGGGTGCGTAAGGCTATCATCCTCATATAAGGAGAACAGGCCACTAAGGGTGGCTCCCGGCAACATCTTCTTGGTCTCGATATATTCGGGCATCTGCTTCGCCTTGCTGCCAAACTCCTGGCGCATGGCGCGAAGGCGCTGCACATAAGGCTTCCATCGGTCCGTCAAGCAGAAATCACGAATGGTCATCTGCTGGATGCACTCGCCCGTCGCACGATCTACAAAACGACCATAAGCGTCGGTAGCCTTTTCATATACTGAGCAAATCTCCTCAAACATATATCTTACTTACGATTGATTGTTGCAAATTTAATATTTAATATCGGTTTACGCAAGTTTTAATTGCATTTTTCAAATTTGAAACTTACTTTTTAAGGTTTGTTATCATTTTCAGATTCGTTTTGATGGTATAAATCCTTTTTTGAACTTTTGGCCTACGAAATGTTCAAAGAGGGCTCGAAAAGTCCATAAATCCAAAAATCATCGAAAATCGAAAAGTCCATAAAATCCAAAACTCCTATCAAAGTCCATAGGGAATCCACCTCCTGACCTCCCTTTGAATTTTTCAAAAAGCCATTTAACTTTCTGATTTTCCGCATCTTATCTATCAAAAGTCTAAAAATGGGGATATTTTTTAATAATATTACGTGAGAAAAGAATAAAAAAATATAGAAGAATATAGTAGAATAGGTGTTTTTCACGCCATTTCGCGCTTCCTTTGCCTCTATTTTCTCTTGTAAGCATCTTAGCGTCAGCTATTTACGCCATAGGCGTTAATGCTACTAACTTCTTCATTAGGGTTAGGGATTTTTGAAATAGGTAGAGAAAAAGAATTGGCGAAATTTATATATAGTAGTAGCGTGATTTAGTAGATTTTTGGACTTTTAACCAGTAGATTTTACGTAATGTCCGTGATTTTTAAGGAGTTATGCGAGTTTGCAGTTTTGGACTTTTGGGGACGAGAGTTTATTCTTGGGCAAGCAGACGGGAATAAGCACGCTCCAAGAAACAGAGAAGGCCGCCACACCTTACGGCGAGACGGCCCGATATATGATTTGCCATACACCACGTGGTGGTAGCATGACAAAAAACGCTATTTGCGCTTCATAAATTGGTTGGCCTTCGTCATGCTGTCATAGAGATTTCCACGGCCATACATGTCGATACGCGCCTCAATGGGCTCATTCAGGCGTTGCATGAGCGTGCCGATGGCTTGCAGGAGCGCGAGGTTTGTATCGGCTTGGGAAACGCCCACATCGTTAGGCGTGGGCGTGCCTGATGCGATTGTAGAGGACGATTCGGCCACATTACCAGCGTCGTAAGCACGGCGGCCCGAATAGTTGCGGTCGTAATTGACGAGAGCCTTCAGCAGTTGCGGATTATTCATCATCATTGCTTGTGTGGTCTCACGACCAATTACCAACTCGGGGCCATTCTCGGCTACTAAGGACGGTTGACCGTTGATGGTGGTGGCGGTAGGCTGCGTAAGAAGCGATACGCCCTGATGGGGCTTGTCATCATCGGCTGCCCAATAGAGGCTACCATCGTTACCGACAAACGGGCGGAGGTCTTGCACGTTACCGGAGTCGTAGGTGAGCATACCAGAAACAACCTTAGTATTAGGACCTTTGGACGAATTTTTCTTCTTTCCTCCACCAAGAGCCGAACTTAATGCCCACTGAAGCAATCCCATAAGAGTTGACATCACTACGGCAGCTGCAATAGGACCGGCAATGGGGCCAAGAAACTCAAAACACTTTGCCATTGCGCCAGCAATAGAGAAAGTAACCTCGCCTTCTGTACGAGCCGCATCCGACTTTAGAGTTTCGTCATTGTTCTGCTGCTTGGCAGTAAGAGTTGCGCTAAGGGCTGCGTCAGTAGCATTCACAATAGTTTGTTGCGCCACCTCGGTATTCTTGCTTTGCTCTTTATTGCCTTGCTCGGTTGACGCTGTGATATTCTTAACTCCCCTGTCGGTAGCCTTCTCTCGGTCGGAAAGACCTCTCTTGACCTCCTTGGTAAGAGCTTTTTGGTGCTTCTTTTCTTCCTCGATCTGCTTATCCTTGTCTTTGGAGCTCTTTCCCTTACCCCTAATAGGGGCGTTAAGGACAGTTCCTATTCCGTTAGCTGCAACATCAGACAAAGATCCACCACTCGTCACTACACCTGCAACTTCACCACCTACCTGTCCTACATATTGGGCGAATCCGTCGCGATCGTCCTCGACAGAATAGCCATTGCGCTTACGCCAAGCACGGGGAGCACCTACGCGGTCGCCATTGGCATTCTCGTAATGATTGTCAACAATGCGCACCCACACAGGATTCTGCTCCGTGCCAATGTTAGTGAAATCAGGCATAATGACATTAGCGTTGGCATTGGCACGAGCCGCGTCTATATCAGGTTGCGCGTTCGCCTTACCTTGTTTGGCTCCAGCATCGTTGATGGCTTTCCACATTTGTGTGTTCACATCGTTTAGAGCCATCTTTGCCCAAGATTCAAGCATAGACTTGAGGGCAGACTTTATAGCGTCATTTGCACTTTCGGCATCATAGCGCATTTCGGCAAGAGCCTGGCCTACGGCTGCACCAAAATCCTCAATGGGTTGCACAAGTTCCTTCATCTGCGAGAGGCGCGATTTCATAGCTGTTGCCATCTGATTGGCATAGGCAAGTTCGGCTTCCTGACGGGCACGCTCGGCTTCGTCGATAAGTTGCTTGTTCTTCGTGTTACGTTCTACAAAGGCGTAATAGTCTTCAGCAGCTTGCATACGGGCCTTCATTAGTTCTATCTCAGGGTCGGCAGTGAGGTCCGCAAGACCGAGATTAGAGAGAAGATTTGTGCGCTTGCCGAAAAGGTTGCTCTCGTTCTGTATTTTGCGCAATTTTGCTTGCTGGGCAAGATTGCGCTTGTTGGATGACCACCAAAAATCAACTATTTTCTTTGCAGAGTCATACTTCTTTTTCTCGGCTTCTGCATAATCGTCCGAATACTGGATAAGGTTCTGATAAAAAGCCTTCCAACTATCTTCGCTCTCACCCAACGACTCCTTGATACGAGCAGCCATGCCGTCGGGATCATCGCCAAAGAGCATCTTCATCAACATTCCCCTACCCTTCGTAGTAGTAACATCAATCGTATAGAGTTGGACAATATTTCGGCGAGCTGCTTCAAACATCTCCTTGATAACCCTCTTGCGCTTCTCGAAAGCCGAATTATCAAGAACCTCCTTACCGTCAACCATCTTTTTCGTGACGGTGGTCTCCTCCTTTGTAGGCGCGGCATAACCCATTTCATTGAAGTTGTCATACGAGTTCTGCTGAACAATACCCGTATAGTCGTGTTCCATAGCAATCTTGCGGCGTGCCTCCATCTGCTTGAACTGCATCTTCAGAAGTTCCTGCTCGCTACGAGTGGATTTTGCAAAAATTTCTGCCGTGATGGAATCCATGTGCAGACCAAGATTCTTACCAAACTGTTCCATGAGTTTGCGTAGATTGTCGATATTGTTGTTCAATATGCCGTCCAGCAAATCTTTTGAAAGGTTTACACCCGTCTCGTCCGCTTGTTCCACCATATCAGCAGTCATCATCTTCTTTGCGTCTTCCCACTTGTTTTCCTTGCCAGCCACAGCAAGGCGTACCTGAGAACGGGCTATTTCTTTGTTTTGTCTCAGAGGAAGGACGAACTGCTCCTGCTCAGTCTTATCCATATTAAGAGATATGGCCTGAGCGATTTCTGCGTTAATCTGACGGTCATAGTAATTGTCCACGTCATCCATGATAGCCTTCGCTTGATCTTGCTTCTGCTTCAGTTTCTCACGCCAAGCACGTTCTTGGTCGCGCCTATCTCGCTTTTCCTGTGCGATAGCGTCATTGTCGGGGGCATTGTTCTCAAGAGTACCGGGAGTTTCTTCGGGGTACGGGGTGTAGCCTTCGGGAAACCACTTATGGTAATTGTCTTCAATATCCTTTTCTTTCTTCCTTCTTCTACCCGTAGAATTAACGTACCAGCGAACTGCAGACAATAGGTCTCTAAATTTGAATTGTATCAGACTATCATTGGACGACGGACCAATCTTGCTACCGTCATAGTTTGTGCGATACACAAAGCCCTTCTTGTCAAGTTTCCAATTAAAGCCGTCTATCAAGCCCGACTTGTTCTTAGGCATCATTTTAACCAAACGCCAAAAGACAGCGTTGCCGTTCGCACCCTTACTTACCCATCGGTCTATATCATTGAACGAAACCCCAAGCTTGTCAATACCCAATTTTTGAATCTGAGCCAACATGGCGTTTGCAGCCGAATCTCTATCCACATCGAGTTTCGGCAGAGCTTGTTGTTTCGCTTTCTCCATCATACGATAATAAGTAGCCCTCTGGGCCTCTTGCGCAAGCTCAGAATAATGGTCGCGCAAATCCTTTACGCTCTTAATTTCAATGCCGAGGTTTGAGATATACGAGCGGAAATCCTTATTGAATCGAGATATGAGACCTTGACGTTCCTTTTGCGAAAGGTTCGTCTCATTCATCATCCGCTTATAGTTTTCGAGCTTCTTGTTAAGGTTTGCTGTCTCCACGGCTGCTTGACCGAGCGTGTCTTTCCACGCATTCGCTTGACGTTTGGCCTCTTTGGCTGCTTTTGCTGCCTCGTTTGCTTGATTTACGTAAGAATACACTACGCCGACAACTGTCAGAATAACACTCGCCAAAGCTACATAAGGATTAACCTTACAGGCAGTATTGAAAGCTGTCTGGGCTGTTACAGCCGCCCAAATAGCCTTGCGCATGTTGTTCAAAAAAACAAGAGCCGACCACAATCCCTGCGAAGCCAAATAACTTATCAATACCGGAAGAAGAGCTACAAAAGCTTTTGCAGAAACAATAAGCGCATCGAATGCAAACTTTAACGAACCTTTGAATATTGGGCTTTGTGTCATCATCTCTGACACATCATACCAGGCTTGCGCGAAAGACCTTACAGCGTCCACGCCGTCGGGATTTACAAACGCTTTCTCCCAAAGGTTGTTGGCTCTTTCGAGAATACCGATGGCCGACTGTTGCTGCATTGAGTATTCCTTACCAACGGCAGTGGCTTCACGGAATGCCTCTTCCGACTCGTAGAGATGATCTTTCAATATATCCACGTTCTTAGCCATCGTCACCATAGCCGTAACAAGACGCTGACCTTCAGAACCAAGAGGTTTGAAAATTTCGCCCAGGGCATTCATATTGCCCTTCTGTTTCATTTTCTCGAATACAAGAACCATTGCGTCCATGGCGTGCCCCGTCGCATAAAGATTCTTGATTGTCTCGTCGGGAATGCCGAGTTCCTTGGCAATAAGGTTATGATTCTTCTGCAATGCCACAATAAATTTACCAAAAGCCGTAGAAGCCACCTCGGGCATAAGCATCATGGAAGAACTTGCAGAACCGAGAGCCAATAACTGGTCGGTAGTGATACCCGCGGTACGGGCAACACCAGTCAGTCGCTTTGAAAATTCCACAATATCGTTAGAGGTAGATGTGCTCGTGGAAGACAACTTGAACATTGCCGAACCCGTAGCAAGCATCGCTTTTTCGATACCCATCTTCGGGATAAGTCCCATCACCTCCACCATCTTAGAGAGTGCCGGAAGAGCTTCCTCGCCCATCTCCTCACCAATGGCTACATTGATTTGATCCGCGGCTCTTACAAACTGGGCCATACCTTCAACACCATACTTGCCCATGCCTAACTTCGCGCCCTGGAACGTGAGCTGTGCCAGGCCATCCACGGATGTTCTGGTGTCAATTTTAGCCAACTCAGTCGAGAGTTGTTTTACCTGTTCCATCGTCAGACCGCTGACTTTACGGATGTCGGTCAACGAGCCCGAATACTCAAAGTTTTTCTTAATGGCACCCGTCACAAGTTCTTTTGCCTTATTGAACGCTGCAAACAATCCGACGTATGCCGTGAGGTTCTTCATGGCGGTGCTCCATGCGCCGCCCTGCTTGTGTACCGAACCAGTGAGCTTGTCTATTTGATTTTGCAGGGTCTTAACATCCTGCTGTTTTTTCTTCAAACCCGGATCATCAGCAAACGTTTTTCCGAGTTCGCTTTTTGCTGCGACAAGCGCACGGCGCAAATCTTTGAGTGAAGTCTTAGAGAGATTATCAATGGCATGTTTTACCCGTTCCTCGTTCGTAATATTCTGCGTTACAGCCGAGTTGTAAGAAACCATTTCTTTCTCCAGCTTCTTAAACTCGCGCTGGCCCTGCTTGGTTGTCACGTCGAGCGCAGCCATCTTTTGTTTTATACCGTCAATGCGCTGCTGAAGCTCCTCCATCACCTTTTTGGCGACGGCGGCATTGGCAGTAATGACGATTTGAGTTTTCTTTGCTGTAGCCATATTTAGTGTGTTTGTGTTGTCGTTATAAAATCTTTATCGGACTTGCTTCCTCAAAAGTGTTTATCAGTTTCACCTCACCCTCATAGCCGTAGAAATCCACCAGATAGTTGGCTATGCGCTGCTGAAGGTGGCGAAGCTCCATCATGATGGCAGGACGTTGCGACTTGCCCGACTTGCGATCCCACTTGCTGACGTATCGCGTCTGGAAACGAGCCTTCTTGCCCGACTCTACGTCCTCGTATGTTGTTCCTTGACCTACGCCCATATCCACAAAGCGCAGATAGTCGTTGAAATAGAAAGCCATCGTCACCTTGCCTCCTTCTCCGGCTTCGATGATTCTTCCGGCAAACGATTTTGCACCCTCGCCAGTTGAGTACCACTGACCCATTTCCTTGCGCTTCTGGTTGACGACAGCATATCCGTTATACACCTCCTTGGGATAGATACACTGCGTCATGGTGTTCACCTCAAGCTGATTGATGGTCTGCTGGAAGAAGCGAGCCGCTACCCTATTGAAGGGGAACATCGGGTTTTTGATTGGTTTACCCATATCGCATATATTATTAAAAGGTTAGGGTTCTTTCGGCACGATATACTTGCCGTTGCTGCCACACGCGAAGTTGTAGAGCGGTTGCAGGCTCTTCCAGTCCAAGCCCACCACGAGCCATTGACCATTATAGAGTTCGCCTATCAACCCGAAGGAGATAGAACTGGTGTCGATGCTCTGCAGCTCCGCCATCACCACGGCATCATCGGCAAACGACCGCTTTGTAACGGGACAACGGCCTGTGCGCTTCACCTCGATAAGCCAAGCAATAAGGTCTTTGCAATAGTCGGTAAGGTCGTTGGCCGTTCGCTCCATCTTCGCCCCATCGTAACGGCCAAGCGTCTGGGGCGTGTCCTTCACCTTGGCGAGGAACCACACCTGGTGCGATACCACCGCCTTGCGTGCGTCAACAAGCTCGCCGGTGGTCATCACGCTTTGAAGCATACAGGGCGAATGGATGATATTTGCGTTGCGCGAGAAGATGTTCTCAAGGTCGATATAGCGGATGCGAAAGAAACTCTGGTCTTCCAAGCGTCCGCTCTCCGGATGATGCGACAAAGGGCGGTAGATGCTCGCCCAATGTTCGAGAATATTACTTATTGTCATAATATTGCTATTTCTTTAAGAACTACGAATTACGCTAATGATACGAAGACAAGTGCTTATTCCTTCGTAGCATCCGATGTTTCCGCAGTCTCCGCTTCCTCCTCGTCCCTCATCAGCTCTTTCAGCTTCACGTTGAAGTGTCGCTCGGTCTTATCGGCCACAATCTTTTGCAGCACGCGGGCCCACGCCGCCCCATTGCATGTGCTCTCGTTTTCGAGTATGCTGACGAACTGCACGAGACAGTACATGGCGGTCAGCTGGTTGGCGAGGTGAGTGTTCATATAGCCGAGAATGTTGCGGTCGAGATACGAGGCGAGGCAGATGCACATGATGAGCACCGAGAACGTCCACACCATCTTCGCCATCTTCTTGGAGCGCAACTTGCCGTCCATCTTGCACTTGGGGTTGCGCTTGATGGCCTCACGGTATCGGGCGTAAATACGGCGGTTGCATCGCCAAGCCGTGTAGCAGTCGATGATGAGGGCGAAAAAACAAACCGTAATAAAATTGATAGAAGGCTCGATATGGCACCAAAGCAAACCGAGCACAGCGGCGATTACTCGCGAAAGATAAAAAGGATTCTGCATGTTGTTAGTATTTTGTGTTGTTGTTATCCTGTTATTTATAGCGCAAATATAGGAAGAATAAACAGGGGGACACGGACATAAACAAGGAGGGGCGCGAGCGGGGTTGTCCATACGGGGGAGGAAAAACAAAGTAACTTTACCAAGAGAAATAACAAATATACGATGACATGTCAGGACTTACAGAAAATACGCTTACCCGCATCGACAAATGGTTAAGCTATGGCACAAGTATGGAGGCAGCGTTTCCAAAGTTGGAACAACGCTACCGCATGCAGGTGTGCTCCGAGTTTTACCAGCGGTGGGTGCAAAACAACGACATCGACCCACGTACCGTGTGCCGAAATATCGCAAGGCGCGACTATGAATTGTACTTTAACCAAGCTGCCCAGGGCAACCGTAAATCGCAGGCTTATGTGTTGGCCTTAAATATAACGATCGACGATGAGGGGAACATCTGCCCACGCACCGTGACCGAAATCAACAACGATGTGCTGGTATGCAACCACCTCATTCGGTTCTTCCAAACCGATGAGAGCCCACGCCACAAAGCTATGTTCCTTAGTGCCGCCGAATTTCTCATTCGCACAGGCAAACAACAAAACAACGATCGGGCCGTAGCGAAGGGCATGGAAGCCTTGGCGAAGGTGTATAAGGACTTCGACGAGGAGCGCGACGCTACGGAAGAGATGCCAGACATGAGTCGCATTGCCATCACGCAGGACGTAAGCATCGTGAAGCGCGACCGCATCAACTATACCGATGAGGAGAAGGCACGCATGGCACGCAAATACGGACTTACCACCAAAGACCTCCAAGAAATTGAGGATGAGGAATTGTTGGGAAGGAAGAAAGAAGATGAACCCGACTACTTCGAGTATATGGAAGCAGCCACTAACGAGCCCGACAAAAAGCAAGGTAAGGAAATGGATTTTTCAACCGAGGAAGAACCTTTCAAAACAGAAGATGATGAAGAATAAATATCAACATTAGCCAAGCATGATAACCAAAGAATTACAAACCAAAATCGACCGCTCCATTCGATTGCTCCAAAGCGTACAAAAGGGCTACGATGGCGAGATAGAGGTAGCCTATTCGGGCGGCAAAGACTCAGACGTTATTTTGCAGCTCGCAAAGGAAGCAGGCATCCGCTACCGAGCTATCTACAAAAACACCACCATCGATCCACCCGGCACGATAGCCCACGTTAAGCGGATGGGCGTAGAGATCCGACGGCCTAAAAATACTTTTTTTCAAATCATAGCGAAAAAAGGAATCCCTAATCGCTTCAATCGCTTTTGTTGCAGCGAACTGAAAGAATACAAAATTCTCGACAAGAGCATCATTGGCGTAAGAAAAGAAGAAAGTGCAAAACGCAACAAATTATATAACGAGCCAACGGCTTGCCATTGGTACGGCAAGAAAACTGAGGAAAACCATGTAGAACACATCTACCCTATCCTTGATTGGACGAGTGAGGATATATTGGCGTATATCGAGGACCGCAAGATACAACTCGCCCCTATCTATTATGAAAGTGGGGGGGGCAAATCAATATACAGAAGCGTCTCGGTTGCATGGGATGCCCATTGGCCTCGAACCGTCAACGCCTCCTCGTCTTCCAGGAAAGGCCACGTCTGGTTAAATGCTACATTCGGGCTGCTCAACATTTTCTTGATGAGCATCCTCACACAAAGGCCGCAAAACGCTACGATAACGCTTACGAATATTTTGCAAGAGACATTTTCTATCCTTCTGAAAAGGATTGGCAAATGGCTAACAATTCCTTGTTTGGAAAGCCCAACTGGAAGGATTTCCTCGAGAATGTGTTCGGCATAGATTTGACAATATAACAGCACAACAATTCAAAAAGTAAACGCTATGATAGTAATCAAAATCAAAACATGGAAGGACTGGAAGAAGGACTTCATTCATTGGGTGCAAGCACCACGGCGCAAGACTTGCAAGGAATATGTGGACTACATGGAGGTTTTACAAAAACAGACGCTCTACAGAATAATAGAGGGCACTTGTGATAAATACAACAATATGCGTGAGGATCAAATCAAAGACATCACCGAAGCTGTTGAAAAATACGTGGCTGCTTGTGCAGAAGAAACTCGCAAGCTCATCGACAAAAGTCAGCCCGCAAAATTCTTCTAAGGCAGCAACTTTCATTACAAGCAACAAAACTCTACGCAACATGAATAATAACGTAAAAAGAAAGGACTGGGTAGGCGGCTCGGCTGCTGTTTTCAAGACGTTGGGCGCAAGCAACCATACGGACGCGGACAGACAGCGGGAGGATTACTATGCCACAGAGCCGAAAGCGACGGAATGGCTGTGCAAGCTGGAGCGGTTTGAGGGCAGGATTCTTGAGCCGTCGTGTGGCGAGGGTCACATGAGTCGGGTGTTGGAGGCAGCAGGGTATGACGTGGTGAGCCGCGACCTTGTAGATAGAGGGTACGGCGAGGTGTCAGACTTCCTCGCAATAGACAACTTGGCGTGGGACGGCAACATCGTTACCAATCCTCCCTACAAATATGCGCAGCAGTTTGTGGAGAAGGCTCTGAGCATCATCCCCAAAGGAAAGAAGGTGGCGATGTTCCTGAAGCTGACTTTTCTCGAAGGCAAGGCCCGACGCGCTCTCTTCCGTTCTACCCCCCCCCATTCGTGTTTGGGTAAGTTCGTCGCGACTGAAATGCGCTATGAACGGAGACTTCGACAAGTACGGCAGTAGCGCAGCGGCATACGCATGGTTCGTGTGGGAGAAGGGGTATAAAGGCGAGACAACTGTAAAATGGTTTAACTAATAATTTTACAAAACAACAAAGCATGATAGAACTGAATAAGATATATAACGAAGACTGCCTGGAAGGGATGAAACGAATCCCTGACGGGAGCGTGGATTGCATTGTGTGCGATTTACCGTATGGTACTACTGCTTGCGATTGGGATAGCGTAATTCCATTTGATAAGTTGTGGGAGCAATACAAAAGAATTACAAAACGAAACGCTCCAATTGTTCTGTTCGGCAATGAGCCTTTTAGCACATTTCTGAGAATCTCAAATATTAAGAATTGGAAATATGACTGGATTTGGGACAAAAAAATGAAAGTGGGTTTCTTGAACGCAAAAAAAAGACCCCTCAAGCAGTATGAAAATATATCTGTTTTCAGTTATGGTGATTGCATCTACAATCCTCAAATGACTAAAGGTTTATTTAGAAGCAAAAAGTCGTATGATAATAGAGAGGGAAATGGGGATGGCGTGTATCGTAAGTTCGGAAATATTGATGTAAAAAATGACATTTACTATCCTTCAAACATTTTGGAGTATAGCAATGCCGCACAGAAAGGTAAAATCCACCCTACCCAAAAGCCCGTAGCTCTCATTCAGTACCTCATCCGCACCTACTCCAACGAGGGCGACACCATCTTAGACAACTGCATGGGTAGCGGGACCACCGCCATTGCAGCCATCCGCGAGAAGCGCAACTTTATCGGCTTCGAGCTCAACAAGGAATATTACGACAAAGCTTGCAAGCGCATCAAGTTGGAGCTGGCGCAGCCAACTCTCTTCTGACAACATAAAACAACAAAGCATGATAGAACTGAATAAGATATATAACGAAGACTGCCTGAAAGGGATGAAACGGATCCCTGACGGGAGCGTGGATTGCATTGTGTGCGATTTGCCGTATGGTACTACTGTTTGCAAATGGGACTCTATAATTCCCTTTGAGCCTCTTTGGAAACAATATCTCAGAATAGCAAAAGAAAATGCAGCCTTTGTCTTTTTTGCCGGCGAGCCATTCACAAGCCAGTTAATTATGTCTAACATAAAAATATTCCGTCAGAAACTTACATGGCTAAAAACAAGACCCACCAATGTAATGAACGCAAAAAAGCAATTCATGAATTGGACCGAGGATATTTGCATATTCTATCGTAAACTGCCTGTCTTTAATCCACAAATGAGAACCAACGGCCAGTTTACAGGCAAAAAAATTCAGCACTTAAACGAGAGCCGAAAAAGAGGAGTTCATAATGGTTATCAAGAAAAAGAAGGATATATCCATGAAAGTAATGGTGGATTGTTTTATCCGAAAACGGTGTTAGAATATTCAAATGTTCATCATACCCAAGACAGCCACTTTCATCCCACCCAAAAGCCCGTAGCTCTCATTCAGTACCTCATCCGCACCTACTCCAACGAGGGCGACACAATCTTAGACAACTGTATGGGTAGCGGCACCACCGTCATAGCGGCCATCCGCGAGAAGCGCAACTTCATCGGCTTCGAGCTCAACAAGGAGTATTACGACAAGGCTTGCAAGCGCATCAAAATGGAACTGGCGCAGCCTACCCTCTTCTGACAACACAACCGACAACAACACAAAACAACACATGAGTAACAACCGACACAAATACTTTAACAAGGTTCCGCCATTCAAGCCGGACCCGGAACACTACACACGCAAGCAACATTCGTGGAAAGCGAAGGCTGCCTACGATACGGAAGATGAAGCGTGGGAATACCTGCAACAGAACCCCAAACTAAAGGCGCAAGGCTACACGGCATATAGATGCCGAACATGTCAGAAATGGCATGTGGGACATCTGACAAGCAAAAAGAGATAAAAACAACACAAGACCATGCAGCAAGCACACAACATTTACTTAACTAAATTCCAGCAGCAGTCGCTATACATGGGAGCCAAGGATGAGCGAGTGATTGCTGCCCGCCGTGTGGGAAAGACCGACGGATTGGTGGCTCCCTACGTCTGGATGGCAAGCAACTCCATGCCTGGTATGCTCGGCGCATGGGTGGCAGTGTCGCGCCAGCAGGGCTTCGGCAAGACCATTCCGAGTACGATGGCGGCCATGGAGCGTATGTTCGGCTTCACGCAGGGCATTCACTTCGGTTGGGGACGACCGCCGAAGCATGCTCGCGAGAGTATCTTCAAGCCAAAGAACTACGACAATTACATTTGGCTGGCCAATGGTGCCGGATGGGTGCTTATCTCGCTCTCGCAGACCGCCTCTGCCAACTCTTACACCTTCTCGGCCATGGTGGGCGACGAGGCAAGGTTCTTTCCCTATAAGAAAGTGACCGACGAGTTGATGCCGGCTCTTTCGGGCCAGACGCACCCCTTGGGCGACATCAACTTCTCCGATTACAACCCGATGTATAAAAGTACGCGCTTCCTCTCGGATGCTTCGCTCACTGCCAAAGGGTCGTGGTTGGAGAAGGAGGAGGAGAAACTGGACTTGCAAATTGAGGCAGGGCCGTTCAAAGGCAAGACCTATCGGTGGGTGCAGGAGCAGTTGGAGGAATACGCCAATAAGGTGATACGCTACAACGACCTACTTTATAATGCCAAAAAGAATGGGCACTTAGTCCACGTCGTGCCAAAAGAAACTCGCACCATTATGCGTGCCGTGGCTCTGAAGATGATGAAGCACGAGGGACAATTCCGCATCATGCCCAACCATGGCCAACACGTCACGAAGGGCATGGTGGAGATGGCTGTCAACTATAAGCTCATTCCGCAGGAGGATGCCGAACTGGTTTATGATTACGAGTATCTCATCACGCCCAAAGAGGATTTCGAGATGCAGATGATTTATCGCAAGCAGAAATATTACAACCTCGATTTGCGCGAGCTGCGCCGTGTGGCTTTCTGCGTGCGCCGTGCATCGTCGCTCGACAATGTGGACATTTTGGGTGAGGACTATATTCGTCAGATGAAACGAGATTTGCCTCCGATGACCTTCGCCATTTCAATTCTCAACGTCAAAGTTAAGAAGTCAAACGACGGCTTTTACTCCAACCTCGACATAGATCATGTTCACGGATATATACCAGATGAAATAGACCCTTTATCGTCTGCCAAATTTTCCACGCAAAAGGTGTCGGGCATCATCGGTGGAAGGAAAGTCACGAGCGAGAGCTACCAACCCGACTTCAAAGAGCTTGCCGAACGAAACGACTGCCGGATGGACTCCGACTGCATCAACTCCCTCCCTTTGTATATAGCCCTCGACTACAACGCCAACATCAACACATTGGTGGTAGGACAGGGGTACCCCCGTGACGGGATGGAATGTTTGAATGTCATCAAGAGCTTTTATGCGAAGAATGAGCGAAAGTTACGTGATGTGATAGCCGATTTCTCCGACTATTACGCACCCAAGCGAGCCATCAACCGCGACGTAACCTATTTCTATGATTCCACAGCCAAGCAAGGCGCTTCCTATGCGTCAACCAACGAGCGGTTCTACATGACCGTGATTGAAGAGTTGGAAAAACGAGGGTGGAACGTTACCGCCATTGACATGGGCGCTCCCGAAAAGCACGAGGTGAAACATAAGATCATCAACGATGGTTTGGCACACCTCTCCTCCCCTGCCATTCGCATCAACCAAATCAACAATCCTGACCTTATCATCGCTATGCAACTCTGTGAGGTGCAAATATCTTATAAGGGTTTCCACAAGGATAAATCAGGCGAGAAAAAACCTGAGAGCGAAGACACGCTCCCACTCCAGCAACGAACCGACTTTACGGATGCCTTCGACACCTTATATCTCGGCTACAAGCTATTCAGATGTAGTGGTGGATGGATGGTTATGCCGAGCGGAAGATAAACGGGAGAGAGCAAAAGTGCCCCACCCTACCCCAATAATAAAAAAAGTTCCATCCGTCTTGTCGGAAAAGACGGATGGGGCCCACACAGAAACGCATTCTTAGATGACTTCAAATTTGCTGTCCTCTCGCGAATACAAAAAGCATTCTTCAATATCTCCAACCATAGCTTCAAGAATTGTCATTCCAAAGTATTTACTAAAATGCTGAGCGATTTCTGGCGTAGCACAGCCAATAAGTTTAGAGAAAAGATAAGAAGGACTCGCCGTCTCTAAATCCAAAAGATTACTCAATCCATTATACTCAACCAAGCGCGACCAACCCCCAAAAACCAAATAGGTTTTCCCACGAAAAACCAACTTACCAATCACTCCTTCACGATCCCATTCAGCAAGAGCGCTATACCCTTGTTTTCTAAGATGCAAAATCGGGTAATAGATAACTGTTTCTTCCCTATCCTCAAAAGAGGGCAAATCATACTCAACATGAAGAGATCTTCTAATTAAAGATAGTTCACAGATTTTAGAAGCCGAATGAGAAACGAACCATAGGTCTTCAAGTCCATCAAGAATACTCTCAGGACCGCCAATATTAAGAACACTCACCGCATCTGCAATATCCTTTACTTCTTGAAAGCCTGGGTATTCAAGTTCAAATTTACGAAAAAGCAATATAGCCTTTTTCCTTAATGCCGAATCATCACTCTTGTACCAGCGCTGGGCTTCCTCAAGAGTAACGCCATCTCTTATTATTTTCATGTTTCAAAAACATTTTAGTGTTCAGGAGTAAGATCCGTGTTCTCTTCAATCTCAACGAATTTGCCTCTGAAAAGCGTGTACCATGTGTCACCCTTAATCTTCACTCCATCCACAAGCTCCGTCTTAACACACGTAATTATATCGCAATATTCATCATCTGTCTCATCCCATTCGGTCAGAGTTATCCAAGAGCCAACAGAAGCGCACACTTTCACTCTATTGCCAGAGCTAACGAGTACAGATCGTCTGCCTGTGCTGCGAATTTTAGTGTCATTTCCAGTCGAGAAAATGGTAGAAAAATAACCACTCGAAAAGATGTCCGCAAAATTCCCCGAAGAAGTAATTCTTGCAAACTGCCCAGAAGAAACAATACTATCAAAATCTCCCAAAGATGTTATCAACGCCCGAAAACCTGACGAAGAAATCGTCGTTCCTGAACCGATTGAAACGATTCTATCGCAAAAGCCTTTTGATTCAACGTGACACAATTCGCCCATCGCCACTATCTCATCGACTGTTCCCGATGCGCCAACCTTTTTTTTAGTAAACACAGACGGAAAAGATGGCATGACAAAACCATCGTCATAAAAAGCTTGTTCTTCCATAATCTATAAAGGTTTTAGTCCTCTCCGCCTGTCACATGGAGAGGAAGGTTAATCACTCATCCGCATCATCGTGTGTTAAATCAACGATGTTAAGGTTACACGCCTCGATGATGTCCTGATATAATTTCTGATCCTCCTCGCGAGCCTTAGCCTTCATTTCGGTAGCCATCGGACTTATACTTTTTGTATGTAGCCATTATATCACCTCCTCTCCTTTGTACGAGAAATGTGTGTAATCCTTCGCATGAAGGGCGAAGGATTTGTTGTACCCAAGCGCCTTCATCAAGTCCGTGGCGTAGCACCATGCGACGGGCATGGCGTTCTCCTTGTCGTAGTCGATGTCGCCAACGATCACGTCGGCAGTTGGAAATCTATACATGTCAACGGTAAGGGTGTCGTGTCCCTTATGCTTAAAGAACACGTAGATGTAACGCCCCTTTGGGCACTCGTCGACCCTGTGCAACAGGTGTCGCAATGATAGATCCTGCATCATAGTACCTCCTCCATGCCAAACGGCGTGCCGTCAGCAAAAATATAACACTCAGTTAATTTATTATAGCTGAAATCGGAACTTGTGCAGATATTTGCTGCATTATTTTCCAAACTATCAATAAACATAAATTTATTTATAGTTGAATCATCTTTACTCTTTATCCATCCAAATGGTTGATGCTTCTGCATTTCATTCCAACACTCTTCTGCATTCTTGAATGGGCGATAAGTGGGCTCGGGCTTGATGCGGTAATCAAGATGGTGTGATAGGAAATAATCAACAGTAATTTCGTCGATGTCCTCCCAGTCTCCCTCATTAACATCTAATGCTTGGATTTGTCTACCCTCAGCAAGTGCTGTCACGAAGGGCAAAATTAGTTTCGCTTCTTCTCTATTCATAGTTATGATCGTTTATTGGTTATTGTTTCAAAATAAAATCGGACAGGCCTGTCAAAATGTTCCTCTATAAGGCCATAAGCTAACGACATGTTCACCTGAAACTTAGCAGATCCCCTTACGAGTCCTCTTGCTTGCTCAACGATCGCCTGGCGGAATTGTTCTAAGTTCATACTCCCTTTACGAAAATTGCAAGCTCGGCATGACGGCATGTAGTTGGCAAGGGCATCCGCTCCCTGCTCTACAACAAACCGGCCTTGCGAAGCATCAAAATGAGGATAAAGACCACGGTTCTTAGCGACAACATGGTCTACTTGCATTTCGTCATATCTGATAGGCTTTCCGCAATAAGCACAATGCCCATCAAACATTTGGTAAACCTTTTGTCTTTCAGACTTGTTCATATCTATCTTTTTACAGACTGTTGTTGTTACTCAACCTCAACTGGCTTCCCGTCAACGAGACGATAAAAAGTGTTCTCCTTAATGTTTACTCCATCTACCTTAAAAGCCCTAACCTCCTTGATAGAGCAAGTTACTCCATCAAAACCACCTCTCTCAGTTAAGACGATCCAACAACCAAGCGCGCCACGAGCTCTGCCGTCTCTACCTGTGACGATGGCGACACTATCCTTCCCCACGACAGTGGCCGCTGAACAGTAGCCTGTATTGGTGGCCGCTGAACGGTCGCCTGTGTTGGTGGCCGCTGAACGGTCGCCTGTGTTGGTGGCCGCTGAACAGTTGCCTGTGTTGGTGGCCGCTGAACAGTTGCCTGTGTTGGTGGCCGCTGAACAGTAG